AGCATGCTTACTGGTTTTAATGGTATTAACACAAATATCATGCAGACTGGTTATGGCATCCAGCAGGCTATTAACGCTGATACAGTCGCTAATATGCAGAATACAAACGCTTTACAGGCACAGCTTGCTAACTGCTGCTGCGAGACGAGAGAAGCCATTCAGGGTGTAAACTACAACATGGCAACTAACACTTGTGCTTTACAGAACACAATGTGCAACAACACAAGAGATATTATCGACAGCCAGCAGGCAGGAACAAGAGCTATTCTTGATTACTTATGTACAAAGGAAAATGCAGATTTGAGAGATAAGGTACAGAAACTTGAGCTTTCTGCTTCACAGGATAGACAGAATGCACTTCTGACTACTGCAATGACAGCACAGACACAGCAGATTGTCAACTCTGTAAATCCTACAGCTATTCCAGCCTATGTTGTTCCTAATCCTAATGCTTATGCTTATGGATGTGGTTGCAATGCAGGATGTGGCTGCTAAAACTGAATAATTGAGTATCTTAATTGAGTTTAACTCGATTATGTCTGCTATGCAGTATTACTTATAATCAAAGGGCAGGCTATAATGTTTGCCCTTATTTTAATTATCTGGAGGTTTCTAAAATGGAAGAATTAAAAAATAAGTTTATAGAAGCAATTAAAAGCATAGATTTTAATAAGCTTAATATCTATGAATTAAAAACTGTATCAGAAATTTCTGATACAGTAGATAAGATGGCAAAGAAAGATTATACAGAATTGCTTAAAGAGTCTATGGTTTCAATGGGAGTAAAAACTTCAAAAGAAGAGAAACCTAAAACAATAGAAGAAATGAAATAAGGAGGTTTTTATTATGGCTGAATTTTCAAATGTTGCAACACAGACAGTTGCGGTAAACGGAAATGTATTATTTACAGATGCACCAACATCTGTATGCAACAAAGGATATATTTCGCACAGAACAGGAAGCGGATTAATCAACCTTAAAGGTGCTACTAACACTTGCAAAGCAAAGTACAGAGTAGAATTTAATGGAAATATTGCAGTACCGACAGGTGCTACAGCAGGTCCTATATCCCTTGCGATTGCGATAGAGGGTGAACCAGATTTATCAGCACTTGCAATTTCAACACCGGCGGCGGCAGAAGCATTTAACAATGTTTCTATGGCTACAGATGTATGGCTTCCTTGTGGTTGCTGTCAGGCAATCTCTGTTAAGAATACATCTACACAGGCTATCAGTGTTGCTAATGCAAATATCACAATCAACAGAATAGGTTAAGAAAGTGAGGTAAACAACTATGCATATTGAAAGAATACACAAAATGGTTGAGTGCCTTACCGAAAAGACACTATCTGAACTTGATAAGGGCATTGAAAATGTAAATGTTGAGGAAATGTCAGAAGCTGTGGATATGATTAAGGATTTATGCGAAGCTGAATATCGTGCAGTTATCGTCAAGTCTATGAAAAAGGCTGATGAAGAGGAAGAAGAGTATGACAAAGAACTCCTAAGAAGTCTTAAAGCTGAATATGGTGAAGAAAGCGGCAGAAGATACTATGACCACTACCGCTATGCAAATGGCAGATTCGCCCCTAAAGGCAAGGGAACATACCGCAGAGGATATGAAGAACCGCCTTATATGCACATGCACCCAGAAGCAGAGCGTATGAGGGATATAGATAGGGATTATGGCAAGATGTACTATACAGAGCCAATGTCTGAAAGCAGTTATGACAGAGCAAAGAGAAACTACACAGAAACTAAGGAAATGCACAAGAGTAATACGCCAGAAGATAAGGAACACAAGATGAAGTCACTTGACAGCTATACCAAGGAACTTGCAAGCGATATTACAGGTATGGTAGCTGATATGTCGGCAGAAGAGAAGAACTTGCTTAGAACAAAGTTAAGTACTCTTGTATCTAAGATATAATTTTAAGGGCTATGAGTAGCAATATTCATAGCCTGTTTTATTCAGAAAGGAGCATACAGATGATTTTTAGCATTAATGGTACAATGTGGCAAGTACAATATAAAAATTCAAATTCGGGCGAATTAAAGCGGTCAGATAATGTTTCTGTGCTAGGTGTAACTGATAGAAATACACATACAATTTATCTTTCAAATGCCTTGCGCGGATTAATGCAACGCAAAGTGCTAATACACGAAGTATGTCACGCAATCTGTATGTCCTATGATGTGTATTTGCCTATTGAACAGGAAGAGATATTGTGCGATTTTGTGGCAACATATGGAGATGAAGTGTTTGACATTGTTGATATGGTTTTAGGAGCAGTTAGGAGAGTGGGATGATGAGTATTGATGAACTGTTAAAGATAATTCAAAAGACTAATCCGACTATGACAAAGGAAATATTGATATATGAGCTTAGTCAATGCCGGTATGCAAGTAAGGCATTGATTTATACAGAAAAATGTTGTAAGCTGGCAAAATAATTATTCGCCAGCTTTTTCTACGCAGTCAATAATATATCCACTTAATCCTTTGAATCCTTTTTCTTTAGCAATCTTAGACCAGACTTCCTTTTTGCCCTTGGGCGCCATTACTGTAATTCTATCATAGTTTTTCTCATTCCAACGATTTTTTACTTCTGATGATGTTTTTGATTTTGCCATGTAAATATAAACTCCTTTTTGCTTTTGATTATACTACTTGCAAAAGTATGTTGCAATACTTTATAAAGTATGATATAATATATCTATAATCATTAGAAAGGTGGTGCTTATATGGCTGACTTAAACAGTATAGGTGGACTGCATTACGAAATGATGAGAAGATGTTATAACCCCAAAAGTATAGCATTTAAAAGTTACGGAGCTAAGGGGATAAAAGTATGTGAAGAATGGCATGATAGAGATAATTTTAGAAAGTGGTGTAATGAAAATGGATATACAAAAGGTCTAAGACTTAACAGAATTGATAGTACAAAGGATTATTGCCCAGAGAATTGTGTATTGGGAAATAAAAATTGCAAAGACCAAAACAGCGCACACCAAAAACTATATAGAAACATAAGACAAAACAAAGCAATCAAAAAAGAGCTTGGAATTGAAAGATATACTGATAGTCCATTATACAGAAAACACAAGAGTATGATGGAAAGATGTTATGATGAAAAAAATATAAGTTATCCTTATTACGGAGCAAGAGGAATAGATGTTTGCTTTGAATGGAGAGGAAAGGATGGTGTTAAAAATTTTATCGCTTGGTCTATGAGAAACGGATATAAGCATGGTCTTTCATTAGACAGAATAGATAACGATAAAGGTTATTGTCCTGAAAATTGCAGATGGGTTACTATTCAAGAACAAGCAATAAATAAGCGAAGAAATAAAAAATATGAATGGAAAGGGCAAGCACTTATATTGGCTCAAATTTCAAGAATGGAAAATATTTCATATGGTAAATTATATGGAAGAATAAATAATAATCATATGAGTATAAAAGATGCAATCGAAGATATAAAGAAAAGCACCGAATAATCGGTGCTATTTTTTATGCTAACCTTAAAAGTACCCGCCACCCATGCAAAATAAACTTGAGATTCTGGAAATAAAAAATTTGAAAATTTCTGTCAGATTTGCAGTCAATTTTTTCAGTACGCCCCTATATGCCTATGGCTATATGAAAAATAAAGAAACGCCCCCTATATAAAAATTCGAGTTAAAAATTTTGATACGGGCCGGGGTATGCAATTTTGTATTCAAAAATCCGTGAAAAACTTTTCCTAAAATTCGACCTCGATTTCGTTCAAATTTGTCTTGAAAAATTGATGAAAAACTTTAGAACTTTAACAAGCTAAAGTGTACAGCTGATTCTTTACGCTTGTAGGTGTGGCTTACAATTTCGGCGTTATGGTTTTGTGTTTTGCCCTGTGTGGCGGTTTTATTGTGTCGGTGTAGATTTATAAGCCTACAAAGTAAAACAGCCTTAAAACGCCTTTGACAGCGTTGTATAAAATGGGTATAATATGCCTGTCGAGTTGTTGGAAGCTGTCGCCAGCTATGAAGAACTAGCAGAATGCACGCCGCCCCAACTGGGTACACTTGTACACCTAAAAGGCACAAAAAGCCTATATATAAGCATAGCATTATTGTATTAATTTTTCAAGGTACGCAAAGAAAAGCGTATAAATATATACACTTAGTGCTTGCGGCTGGAATCGAACCAGCCAAACCAGAGCAAGCCAAAAAGGGCGCAGATTGTACGCCCTTAATCAAGTTATTAATTGTTAAATTCATAAAATAGACCGCTTTTATTATAACAGGTTGTAAGCCTTTTCAGTCCGTAAAAAATATCATAGTTACAATCAAAAACAGCCTGCAAACCTGCGTATATAATTACGCTTCGCCCATTATCCCAAAAAGAAAAATCTGTTATTTTTTCAAGCTCCAATATTTTAGCCGCCTTTTCTCCGTAGATAAATATAAATTTTTCTAAATTTCCGCGGATTTCTCCGGCTGTTAAAGTGTCTAATTTTTCATATATTGTCATATCGCAGACCTCCATATTCTTAATATTATCCCTTAAAAGGAAAAGCCGCCGCCGGTATCGGTCCGGCTGGCATTCTCTGCGGCGGTTAATTTGCTTTTGCTTCTGTTCTTAAAATCTTAATAGCTTCTTGCGTGGTGTGTTCTCTGTACCATTTCCAAGGCTTCTTGTACGCCTTTGCAAGTGCGAAATCTTCATGCTTTTCCGTTAAAATGTCTCTAACCTTTAAAAACGCTTTCTTTGCCTCTTCTAATCTGTTCATAATGTTTTTACCTCTCTTTATTTATTCCCTTACAGGTAAAGCAAGCCGGGGAATCGAACCCCGGAAGCGCCAACCTTGCTAATTATGCTAAGAGCTGCAAAAGCTCCGCGCGTTTAGTCTGTATCAACTTTTTAGCAGTCATAAAATTAACCGCACCGCTTGTCATATGTTCAATATATCTTACCGCGTCGATATATGCGTCAAATTCCGCCTTGTATGCCTCATCAAAGGCACTTTCTAACTCTTTGCTTTCTGGCTGTTCTGTCCATCTGCTTTCTGCTTCGTCTGCGGCTTTTTCCAGTTGTTCCAACTTCTTAATCTTTTCAAGTAAAATCTTCATAATACTAACCATCCTTTCATTGTATGCTTGTCTCATCAGTGGCAAGGTTGCAACCCTACACCAGACCGCCGCGCGGGCGGTTTCGACTTAAAATTCAATTACTACAAATTCGGTTTCCGTCTCCAACTCTGCAAGCCTTTTCCCTAAAGTTACAAGCATAAAACCATTGTTTCTAAAATCCTTTATAAGGCTGTCAAAGTGTTTTTGTCCGCTGCTTTGATTAAATATTTTGTCATTCTGTTACCTCCTCAATATATATTCTTTCTTCTGCTCCAGTCTCGTCATCTTCATAAACTCCGCCTAAATCATCAAACCAGCTTTCAGCTCCTCGGCGGCTGTATGTCTCGCCATTTAGCAAGACCTTTCCGCTTTCTGTTACAAGTCTGTATTGTTTATCCATGTTTGCGTCCTCACTTTCTTTATTTGTATGATTATAATAGCATATTGCCTTTATAATTGCAATAGTTAATTGCAATAAAAATAAAATAAATTATTGCAATTTAAAATTGATATATCAATAGAGATAAATAATACTTGACATATAGCAATTATTTATTGTATTTTATAATTGCAATATTAAAATACAATATAAAAGAGGTGCTTATATATGATTAAAACAGATAAAGAAATCGCAGAGAAAGCAAGAGAGAGAGCAAGAAAGCAGAACGAAGCCGCAAAAAACAACTGGGATTGTATTACTTGCAGACTTCCAAAAGGCACAAAGGAACGCATACAGGCGCAAGGCTTAACAATTAACGGATTCGTCAATGAATTAGTGCTTGCAGAGCTGGAACGCTTGGAAGCTCCAACAGCTCCAACGAATAACGGCGACAGCTCCGAAAAATGCCCATTTTAATTTTGAAAATATGCAATTATGTATTGCATTTATGTATTGCATGTGTTATTATAATTACAGAAATTAAGAAAGGACAGCCGAAATGCTGAAAGGTGGAAAGGATGAAAGCATATTATACAAGCATATACAACGAGGGAATGATTGGTGAAGTATTAAGACATAACACAGCAGAAGAAGCCGAAAAATATCTTGATAAAGAGTGGGACAGGCTCACAGAAAGAGAACAGAAAGGATTTAAATCAGGCACGGCGGACAGTTTCAAGGCGTTTGAAATTGAAGCAACAGATGAACAGCTTGAACAGATAGAAGCTGGTGACATTGCCCCAGAAGAGCTTGCAACAGAAATAATAAAAGATATGTTATAATATTTAGGCGGTGTATATCTGTTATACATCGCTTTTTTAATGCCTATTGATTAATTATATTTATTGTGTTATTATGCTAATAATTAAATATATAAGATTTACACCCGATAATATTAATATTGTTATCGGGTTATTTTTATGTTATTAAATGTATAATAATTAATCAGCTGGATAAGCTCCAGCGGAAAGGGGAACACATGGAGAAAGTACAGGAAGCACCAGAAAGTCAAGAATTTTTTGAAAATGAAATTGATATGTATTTTAAAAGATTTTGTGCGGAAGAAAACATTGAAGATATGGCAGCGGCTCCACAATCTCTTTTTTATGCCGCTTTAATTTATGTATATAATAATACTTTTAAAGGCACTAACAGATTAAAACTAAAAGGTAAATTACAGGGTTATAATAATAATAATTATAATAATCAATACAGTAATATTAATAATAGTAATTGTAATAGTTATAATTATGAGTACTTAAATTATATAGCAGATTATTATATATATATGTGTTATAAACACAATAAAATATGTACTATATCAGGATATTGTAAATTAACTGGTATAAGAGAAGATGTTATATATAATTGGGGAAATGAGAGCAGAACGCCACAACTAAGTGCATCGGCAAACAATTTATATCAAAAACTGTCAAAAGATTATGAATCTAGCGGAGAAGCTCGACTCTGGTCCGGTAAGAACCCAGTCGGACAGCTTGCGGTCATGAACCGCCGTTTTGGTTGGAACCTTCCGGGTGTCAGCAGAGAAAGTACCACAAAGACCATTAAAACAGCCGCAGACCTTCCGCAGCTTGGCACATCTGGAAACGCTCAAGGCTCTAATGTTCGTCAAATTGCACAACAAGAAATCATTGTGCAAGATGTACAAGAAACCCCACAAAGCCAGTAAACAAGCGGATTTTAGCCGTTTAACTCACGATAACAGCATTTCGCTAAATTAGACTTTAGCGAAGTGATAAAACAGAACATTTGAACGATAAAAGCACGACAAAGCCAGTAAACAAGCGGATTTTAGCCGTTTGCGTGATAATTATTTATTGCGCAATGGCTCCGCTCTGGCTGATTTCATTGTGCAAGATGTACAAACGCAGGGCGTGGGGGTTATATATCCACGCATTGCACGCCTAACTAAGTCGCTCAAATATTCTCAAAAATAAAAAGGCTTATTATATATATTTATATATACATAACCAACCAATAATAATTTATTAAACTATATACAATAACCATTATATTTATTAATATATAGTCCTGATAATAACCCATGTAATATAATTAATTAAATCTACTGTACAAATTTGATAGATAGGTGTATAATAGACACATCTTAATTATTCATAAGATATTCAATAAGCACATCAGAAAACGGCTAATTCAGCCGAGTAAATTCCAAAAAATTTTTAAAAATAGAAAAGAGTTAGGAGTTAGAAATGCAGGGAACAGAGTATCAGGCTTTGGCTATGCGTACTAACGATAAAAAGTCTACAGATAGGCTTATGAACAAGATTAATGACTTAAAGATTGGTAATCGCGGTGAAGATACACCAGAGATTGAATTAGGCGGTGTTCTTAATGCTGCACTGGGTTTATCTGGCGAGGTTGGAGAGCTTAACGACATGCTCAAGAAGTGGATTTTCCATGAAAAGCAGCTAGATATTGACCATGCAAAGAAAGAAGCTGGCGATATTTGTTGGTATCTTGCAATGCTTTGCGAATCCTTCGGTTGGAACCTTGATGAAATCATACAGATTAACATTGATAAGCTTAAATCAAGATATCCAGAGGGATTTGACACTTACAGAGCTAATCATAGACAGGCAGGTGATGTTTAATGAATAACATTCAAATTAGTGGATATTGCGTTGATTGCATAAACCAATTTGCATTATTCAGTGCAGAACCGTGTAAGAGTTGTATTAATCGCGGCGGCAAGAAAGATAACTTTGCTCCGCTCAAAGATTTTGATTTTTCACCTAGTGTTAATGAAAAGCCGGTAAATGACAATGTTAATCACCCGAGCCATTACGCAACCGGTAAATATGAGTGCATAGATGTTATGCTTGAGATATTCGGTGTTGAAGCTGTTAAAACATTCTGTTTGCTCAATGCTTTTAAGTACAATTACCGAAGTGGTAGAAAGAATGGCTTAGAGGATATTCAAAAAGTCAAGTGGTACATTGACAAATACATAGAATTGTCAGAATAGCCGTGTCGGTCAATGAAAGTATAATGGCTACAAAGGATAGTACACTGCGGTTTGTGGCGAATATATACCGAGAATAGCCACTTAATGCACCATAGCCAAGCGGTAAGGCACAGAGCTTTGACCTCTGTATGCGTCGGTTCGAATCCGACTGGTGTAGTTTGTCTTACTTTTATCGTAGACTACCATGTTTTGCATTTTAAGGTAGTCCTCCTTTCATGTACCTCTTTGGATTTTGTTCAGTTAAAAGCGGTGCAAGACCGCTTGAGAGGGCTTGGCGTGTATATACACAGTCATGTGAAAACCAACTTATCAAGAAGCACTCCTTACGAAAATACCCCTAATATTTTATTATTTCTGTTCTTGTTTCTTGATAGCCGTTACAGGCGGCATATGCCGTGTGTCCGGTTGGTCGAGGAAGCAGTCTTGAAAATTGTCTGGGTATAAAAGTCTCTGGGGTTCAAATCCCTAACACGGCGGTTGCCCGAAATGTGGCGTTGATGTGTGGCGAAATGGGTAAACGCTAATTGATGGTTAAGAGAACGGTGTGCGATAAGGATTGCTAGAACAAGTCTGGTAAATAGCTGTAAGCAATTACACCAATAAATCCGTTAGAAAATAAAAATCCATTTATCCCTATTCGTAGGTGCAGACTAACTGACGGAATCTCATGTGTGGTTCAAATCCACACCACATCAATTTCTTATCTCCACTTAGTCGGATACTACTGCAATAGTTCCGGTCGATGGGAGATGTATGAATAGTAGTTGTATTATCGGAAACAGAAAACTCTTTGCAAAATAGAATTTGCAGATTTGAAATGCATTGGCATGGTTTGGTCTGACGGAGTTCGACTCTCCGTGCAACTATTTACAACAAACTAGGTTAGCTACCGAAAAGCACTTCCGCTGTGCCTGTTTGTTGTTTTTATCAATTAAGCGGAGTATGTATCATAGGCATACATAAATAATATCAAGCGGAGGTATTCAATATGGCAGACATTAAAAATGACAACTACATAGCAATTCAAGGGTTTATGGTAAAGGAATTAGGGCTTACAGGAAACGAACTAATTGCTTATGCTTTGGTATATGGCTTTTCGCAAGATGGTGAAAGCAAATTTAAAGGAAGCTTAAATTATGTTGCAGAATGGCTTAATTGCTCAAAAACAACAGCATTTAATCTTCTTAATAAGCTGGCAGATGATGGCTTTATCAAAAAGACAGAGAAACTTATCAATGGAGTAAAATTTTGTAATTATAGTGCAATTAAACTTAATGATGAGGAATTAGAAAAAATAAAAGCAAAAAAACAAGACCGAAAAGAAAAAGAAAAACTTGAACGGAGTTTAAAAAAATTGAATACCCATTCAAAAAACTTGAAAAACCGTTCAAAAAACTTGAACGAGGGCGTTCAAAAAGTTGTACCTAATAAAAATAATATAAATATAAAAGATAATATAAATGACAATATAGGTAAGGACAATACATCAATTAACATTGATGGAGAGGTACATACATCGTTTTCAGAGAAACCGACGGCAAGAGCTGTCACAAGAGATGAGATGTTGCTTAAAGAAAAAGATATGGTTGATAGGTTCAATAACATCTGTGACAACGACATAGATAATTCAGCTATATGTGATTGCGTTAAGGATGGATTTAAGATGTATATGCAGTTATATGAAATCTATTTCCACAAAGTACACCCAATACTTACAGATAAGACATTAAAGAATGTATGTTTTGTACTATCAACTATCACAGATACAGAGCACGGACATTTCGACACTGATGCTATATACGAAACAGACGATAAAGGCATTACAGTTTTACAGAGAATGATTAACGACCATTTCATCAGAGAACACAGAGAAAGCACTAACTACTCAATAACACATTTTGCCAATGCTGAATATCTTGGCAAGCTGGCAAATAGATTTATAGAAATGTAAAGGTATATTATGAAGACAATCTTAGGCATAGCAATGCTAATATGGGCTTATTACAACATTAAATACATTGAAAGAGAAGATATACCTATTGCAACAGCTGTTAAAGAGGGAGTAACAACAATTATATGTTTACTCGCAGCTATATTGGCAATTATGATACAGAAAATGATGTAAAACAGACAAGGAGTGATTATTATGGCTATGGGTGTACGCCCACTAAACAAAGATAAGTTTTATGAAGCAATTAACTTATACATATCGGGGCAGGTTTCACAGGTAAAAGCGGCGAAAGTAGCAGGTTGCAGCGTGCCGACATTTAAGAAATATGCTAACAAGATTTACGGCGGTGAGGAGTTGCCAAATAATTTATGGGGGAAGAAGTGATATTATGAAAATAACAGAAATGAATAACTGCATTGAGAAAATGCGTGAGTGTTACAAGTTTGATGATGATAAAACGGAAATAAGACTTGGGGATATGATAAGCGGAAGTAACAGATATGTAACTGTCGGTACAAGGGATGAAAACGGAACACAGATTGAAATGACAAGATATGCGGATGAACTGAACAAGGAGTGAGATTATATGTTAATAGTCGCATTACAAGATGATGTAGATAACCTATATGCTATATGGAATACAGTTACGGACAGATTTTTGGGTGTTAATTTGGACAGAGACTTTGCAATGGACGCAATAATACAATATAAGCATTGCTCTATAGCGGAAGCTAATTCAAGACTAGACAACCCACAACCATTTTCTGACATTGCTAAGGCTATTTGCAATAGCAATATTAAAAGTGCATTAAATGTACTACGCACAAGATGCCACGAAAACGCAAGAGATAGTTTTGATAAAGGCAATTATGGAATTTTACATATAGTTACAGCAGATGAATTAAAATAAATAATTGCTGATTATCAGCAGAAAGGAATATATTATGAAAAAGAAAATTTTAGCAGTTGTATTGGGATTGACATTGTGTTTAGGAATGACCGGATGTGCGTCATGGGACAGAATGGTAACAGATATCAAAAGTGATGTAAATGGCGGCGTGCAGAGAACAATTACTGTATACACGGCAGATGGCAAAGAACTTGCAACATACAAAGGAAAGATTGACCTTGGAACAAACGATGGTGGATATGTTAAGTTTGATTTTGACGGCAAGAGATATATCTACTACAACTGCTTTGTAGAAAGCATTGCGGATATTGATTAAGTGATATTACCGGCTACAGATTGATTGTAGCTGCTGACCTTAGAAAGCTAAAGGTTGATAAAACATAGAAAAGGAGATAGAAGCTATGAAAAAATTATTTGTAAGTGTGCCAATGAGAGACAGAATAGAGGAAGAAATCAAAGCAAGTATTCAGAAGATGAAAAAGATTGCTGAAATATACGAGGGCGAGGAATTAGAGCTTATCGACAGCTACATTGAAGATAACCCACCTAAAGACAGCAAAGAAGCTGTATGGTATTTAGGTGAAAGCCTTAAGAAGCTGGCACAGGCTGATGTATTTATTGGGATATGTGAGGACTACAATTGGAATGGCTGTTGCATTGAAAAGGAAACAGCAGAAAGATATGGCATTAAAGCATATGCGGTTCCAGCAAGGTATGTGATTGATAACTATAATGCACTTTTAAATAAATTACATCCGGTTTGCAATGATGCAATGCCAACATTTTAATAAAAATATTACCGACTAACAAATAGAGTTAGTCGCTACCCTAAAACAGTTATAGGCAGAGGTCTATAAGCACCTTTGCTGAAAAGTGGAGGTGCTTTTTTATGGCTAGTCAAAGCCTTATTTCTACAATCAATGGATATGAAAATTACATAGAGAAAAATGGAATAGATGAAAGCGTTATGGACGCATACATAGAAGCGTCAGAAGTGGCAATTAAAACTGAAAAGGATATTCAGTATGGATTACAACTAACAAAACGCTGTAAAGAGATTATAGAACAGTTTTGCGTGGAGCATAGCGGCGTTGGAATATGGGATTTAGAAAAATATGCTCAAGACAACGATGAAGAATATCCTTTAATTGACAAATGGTATAAAACTCTTAAAACTGAAAGTTGTTATGATTTTGAGAGCTTTATGTTTTATATGGAACGGAAAAGACATTACAGCAAAAGGTTTTATTTTCCAAGGCGACACACCCTTAAAATAGTTGTCAATGATTTGCAAGACCTTGAAAACAGAATAATTAAATTTTATGGATTATCAATGCCGTCAAGAGTTGGAAAGTCCACAATTTGTATATTCTTTCTTGCGTGGGTATCGTTACGCAGACCTAATAGCCATTCAGCTATGGGCGGTCACTCTGGAATACTCGCAAAAGGCTTTTACAAAGAACTTATGAACTTATTTACTACAGAAGAGTATACATTTTCTGAATTGTTTTATTTTTGGAATCCAGAATACGCAAATAAACCACTTGTAACAGATAAAAGTGCTGATGAATTTACAATAACCCTTGGAAATCCAGACAGATTTGCGACAGTTACTTGCCGTGGTATTGATGGAACTTGGACTGGTGCAGTTGATGTATCAAAAGATGGATATTTGTATGTGGATGATTTGGTAAGAGATAGAGAACATTCATTATCACCTATGCGAATGGAAAATACCTATCAAGAGTATCTAAACAAGATGGTTGACCGAAAAAACGATGGTGCAAGAGAATTGATGGTAGGTACGTTATGGAATGTCCTTGACCCATTGGAACGAATGAGAAAGCAATATGAAAATGACTCTCAATACAGATTTAGAAGAATACCGGCACTTGATGAAAACGATGAAAGTAACTTTGATTACGAAATAAACGGCTTTTCAACAGCATATTACAGGGATATGAGAGAAAAACTTGACAAGGCTGAATGGATGGCTAAGTTTATGCAAAAACCTTATGTCCGTGAGGGATTATTGTTCCCGGACAATGAATTGAGATTTTTCAATGGAGACTTTAACGAGGAGCTAGAAAACAAAGAACGAAAAATAATAGCATTGTGCGACCCGGCTTTTGGCGGAGCTGATAATTTATCAATGCCAGTATGCGCTGATTTTGGCGGAAAGCAAAAATATATTATTGATTGGGTGTACAAGAAAGGCACACAAGCGGTTACGGTTCCTTTAATTGTAGCAGCTATCAAGAAACATTACATAACAGAATTGCACATTGAACAAAATGCTGGTGGAAAACTAATAACGGACAGTATAAAAGCTGAAATGAAAAAGCAGAATGTATATTTTTGCAGAATTATTCCATATTACGCAAATACAAAACTACCTAAAGAGGAAAAAATTAAAGGCTATTCTGACAGAGTAAAAGAGATATTCATTTTCCTCATTAGTAGACAATATCTTGCGATAGATGATAGACCAACTTACATAAGAACACAGATGTATCAAGATGCTATGGATGAATTTACAATGTATACATCAGAGGGTAAAAATCCACACGATGATGCAAGCGATTCGATAACACAGCTTGCAATAGTAATAGATAAAAAGGCAACGCAAACAGTAATAATGTCAAGTCCGATATAAGAGGAGGGTTTATATGACAACTAAGGATTATCTTAACCAGATAAGCTATTACAATAAGATAATTGATAATAAGTTGATAGAAATAACACAGTATAAAGAATTATCATACAGCATATCAGCGGTTGTTAATGAAGAAAGAGTTATGTCATCATCAGATCCGGACAAAACAGGATGCGGATATGTCAGACTTGAACAAATGGAAGAAAGCCTTGACAAGCTTATAGATAAATACATTGATGTAAAGAACAAAATAATAGAGCAGATAGAACAGATAAACAACGAAGATTATTACACAGTATTGTTTCTAAGATATGTCAGAAAGTTTACATTTGAAAAAATTGCAAATGAAACAGACTGGTGTTGGCGACAGGTACATAGAATACATGCTAAAGCACTACAAGCCTTTGAAGACAAATATGGAAGTGAATATCTGTAAAAGATGTCATAGAATGTCACATTACCAGCGTGGTATAGTATATCTGTAAGAAGTCACAAAGATGTTTCTTCATAAACACATCCTTATCGAAAGCACCGTTGCTTAATTGCGGCGGTGCTTTTGTTATGCAATGAGGTAAAAATATGAATTTTTATATGAATAAAGATAAGTCAATTATGTGTCCGAACTGCCATAAGTTTTTGACTAAGGCAGACAGCAAAGACACAAGAACACATAAATTAGCGTGCAAGCATTGCCACAAATGGATATGGTATGTGCCTAACGATGATGATGATTTTCAAATTAAGGAAATACCGCAAAGCAGAAGTTCAAGCGGTATGACATTTTATTAGAGGTGTAGATAATGCAGACAGGAAGAATTGTTATTTATACAGGTGCAAAAGAAATAACGTCTGACAATATAATACCAATTTTGCGTGAAGCAATTTTGGAACATGATATTAATTCCAACAGAATACAGTTTCTTCTTGATTATGACGCAGGAATACAGCCAATAGTTAGAAAGAATCCAAAGACTTACAGACCAGACATTGACTGCGAGTGCTGTGATAATGTGGCTAACGAGGTCACAGAGTTTAATTTAGGTTTTAAGTGGGGAAATCCTATAACGCTAGTTCAAAATGGCGACAATGAGGATTCTAACCTTACAAAAGCTATAGCAGAATTAAACAGTTGCTACGAATCGCAGAACGCAAGACAGAAACAACAGGAACTTGCAAGATATGTTGAAATCGGTGGTGTTGGATATGTCCTCATTGATGTGAATACAGAATACGAGGATGGGGAAAGCTATTTCACATATAATGTATTAGACCCAAGAACAACATTTGTTGTAAGGTCAACAGCTTATAGTGACAAGAGGGTTATTCTTGCAGGCACTTATATCAAAGACAAACATAGCGGTGCAAGATATTACACCTGTTTTACAAAAGATATTCGTTATGAAATTACGGATGGGATAAAAATCACAAACGGACCAGAAAAAGGAAAAACAAAATGGGGATTTTTAGAGAGAAGTGGGGAAGAGAATCCATTACATAAAATTCCTATTATTGAATATACAAGGTCATTTGATAGAATGGGCTGTTTTGAACGGCAAATATCTGAAATGGATAACTTAAACCTACTCATTTCAGATTTTACCAATGATGTCGAACAGAACACACAGGCAGTATGGCACACAAATGATGTTGATTTCCCGGTTGAACAGGAAACAACAGTTGATAAAGACGGAACACCACATATCACTAAAAAAGTAAGGAAACCAAAATCCGGAGAATGGATGCAGACCTACACATCAGCAGATGGCAAAACTCCAATAGTTGAGCCACTTGCAATTAATTACGATTACACAGGTATGCTTAACAATATCCAATCAAGGCGACAGATAATCTTGCAGAAATGCAATGTTCCACAACGAAATGATAATAGCGGTGGCAGTACAGGAGTTGCAATGTCAGATGCAACAGGCTGGTCACAGGCTGAAACAGCGGCGGCAAAACAGCAATTAATTACTGATGGCTGTAAAATGGAAGAAATAAAAGTTGTTCTTGCGGCTATTAAGCTGTCAAACAATGTTAATAGCAGTAATCCATTACTTAAATTAAGGGCAAGAGATGTAAAACCTAACATTAAGCGACAAAAAACTTATGAAATGTCAACTAAGGTTAACGCTATGGCGACATTGATAAGCCACGGATTTAGTCTTAAGGATACAGTTGATGCAATTCCATTTTTTGATGACCCTAACGATGTTGTAGCAAGAAGCGGAGAAATGGTTAAGGCATATCAAGACAGCATAATTAACAAAGACACACAGAATCAAGCAGAGGGCGGAGATGGCGAACAATCGCCTAACAAAGACCGCACAATGCAAGACTTATCAGACCAGACAGAAAATAGTCCAGTTATAGATAAGAGCAGAACAGATAAATAAATTGATATTGAGCCACAGGGTAGAAATACCTTGTGGCTTTTTATATGCCCTAGAGAAAGGGCAATACAAATATCGCAAGAAGTTGAGAGAACAACAAAAAACGCAGAAAGCAGAGGTAAAGAAATTATGGCAGATGTAACTAACACAACAACAGAACCAACAACTAATAATGAGCCACAGAACGAAGAACAGACACCTAGCGTAGAAGAACTTATGGCACAGCTTGCTAGTGAAAGAGCTGAAAAAGAGAAGTATAAGAACGCTTCCGATAAAGCCAGTTCAGAAGCAGCTAAGTACAAGAAAGAACTTCGTTCAAAGCAGACAGCAGAAGAACAGGAAGCGGAAGCAAAGGCGGAAGCTGAAAAGTTGCAGGCTGAAAAGTTCGAGAACATGAGCAAAGAGCTTAATCATATGAAAGCTGTCAATGCTTATCAGAAAGTTATAGGCGATGGAAAGGATATTGATTCTTTGATTGAGGCAGTTGCAGATGCAGACCATAGCCTTATAGCAACTGTAATTGCCAATGAAGTGCAAAGACAGGTTAAAGAAGCTAAGGCAGAGTGGCTTAAATCAAGACCGGCTATTAATGCAGGCGGTGGAGAAGAAAGCACGATAACACAGGAACAGTTCAACAAGATGAATTACCACGAAAGAGTGGAGTTCAAAAATAAGAATCCAGAACTTTATAAGAAGTTCACAGAGTAGAAAACGGAGGTAAATAAACTATGCCACAGACTAAGTTAGCAAATTTAGTAGATCCACAGGTAATGGCTGATATGGTATCAGCTAAGTTGCCAAAGAAGATTAAGTTCTCACCTATTGCAAGAGTTGATACAACACTTGTAGGCAGACCAGGAAGCACAATCGTTGTGCCAAAGTATGCTTATATTGGTGACGCAGAAGATGTAGCAGAAGGTGTTGCTATGGGTACAACAGTACTTACAACATCTACAACAGAAGCAAAGGTTAAGAAAGCAGGTAAGGCTGTAGAGCTTACAGATGAATCAGTATTATCTGGTTATGGCGACCCACTTGGTACAGCTATCAATCAGATTGCTATGTCAATCGCTGCAAAGGTTGATAATGACAGCTATGACGCACTTTGCACAGCACCTATTGATTACGATGGAACAGCAGCACCTATCAGCTATTCAGCAGTTGTAGCGGCTAATAGCAAGTTTGATGATGAATCAGATTCATCACTTACAAAGATATTATTCATTAATCCAGCGCAGGAAGCCACATTGCTTAATGACGATGATTTCAAGAGCAATGACAAGTACCCACTTAATGTAATTATGAATGGAACTATCGGTTCTATTGCGGGAGCGCAGGTTGTTAAGTCAAAGAAAGTTAAGTTAGTTAAGTATGAGCTTGATGATTCAACAGGAACAATCAATGTTGTAGCTGATACAACAAGCGAGGATGCAACGAATGTTCATCTTGACACAGCACTTGCACATACGCTTAAGCCAAAGGGTAAGGAAATCAAGGTAGGTAGCAAGTTAAAGGCTGTTACAACAGAGTTCTACGCTTGTCCTATTGTTATCGTATCAGCAGAAGACCCTAACGAGGACACAGGTGCAGATGGCGTATCAGAGGAAGAGAACGCACTTACAATCTATATGAAGAGAAGCGTTGAGATTGAATCAGACAGAGATATTCTTGCAAAGACAACTGTTATCTCTGGTGATGAACACTATACAACAGTCTTAAGCAATGATTCAAAGGTTGTTCTTGCTAAGTTCGGAAAGTAAGAGGTGCTTATATGTTATTAAGACGACATAAAATCAACGCCGCAAAGCAGAGCGAAGAAGTAACAGCAGATAATGTAAGACAGGAAGCTGTTTATGGAGATGAGCTTAAGTATGAGGAAGAGCAGGACAAATTCCCTGTTCAACCTACAAGCGATTACACAAAGACAGCTATTAAGCGTATGCCAACAGCGGACTTACAGACACTTGCCTTAGAACAAGGCATTGAGAATGCAATGGAGCTTACAGGAGCAGAACTTAAAGAACTGTTAATTGAAAAATTAGGATTATAGGAGCTGAATTATGGAATACACCGCATTGGAGCAAGCTAAAATCAGACTTAAACAATTTCACATTGATACAGTCGCAAATGATGATGAAACAACATCTGATGTGGTAGTGTTCGATAACAGAGAAGATAATCCGATAATCGAACAGCTTATTAAACAGGCTACAGAAGATGTAAAGGCAAGAAGAAATTACCCCGACAGCTACACAAATGAAATGATAACCGAGGACTTGAAGAAATTTGAGAGTGTTATTGTTAATCTGGCTGTGTATGACCATTCACAAGCTGGTGAGAACTACATGGCGAGTATGAATGAGGGCGGTGTCAACAGAACTTGGAGAGATAGAGACAGCTTATTTGTTGGGGTATTTCCTTTTGCTAAGGTTTTATAGAAGATTGTGCGTTACCAATACGGTAGCAGGCGGCACACATTAAGGGTGGTGGGCGGTGTGCCATTATTAATTATGGAAGGCGGTATATCAATGCCAATAGCAGTAATTATAAGCATTATTTCAGTTGCTTTTTCCGTCTTTTTCGGACTGTTTACGTTGGGATTTAATCTTAAGAACAACAAAAAGTCTGACAATGCAGAACTTACGGAGCGTGTAAAGGAAAATACACGCATAAATATGAAACTTGACACAATATCAGGCAACACAACAGAGATAAAAAATGAAGTTATAGAAATGAGAAAAGAACTTAATTCTCACGATAACAGGATTATTAAGGTTGAGGAAAGTGTAAAGTCGGCACACCACCGAATAGACGGATTGGAAGCACGACTTAATGAAGATAAGGAGGTATAGCAGAATGGATATAACATCGGTAACAACAGTTGTAGCAATCGTTGTAATTACATATCTGATAGGCTTAGGAGCTAAGGCAATTCCACACATTAAGGATAATTACATTCCTATAATCGTAGGCGTTGCAGGCGGTATCTTAGGCATTATAGGTATGTATGTAATACCGGACTTTCCGGCAAATGACATTCTTAATGCAATCGCAGTAGGAATTGTGTCCGGACTATCAAGCACAGGTGTTAATCAGATTTATAAGCAGGTAAAGAACAATGCTTGACATTAATAAGCAGGCTATGAAGTATTCACTTCAAGGGCAGACAGTAACTATCTATGAAAGAGATGATGATGGCAATATCCTTTATGAGGGATATACCGATACAGAGGGTAACTTCATTCCTTATCTTGATGATGAGGGAAATAAGATACCCAAAGTCCTTGAAGAAAAAACAGGTTTTTCAGAGCCGGTCGATTTCAAAGCAAACATATCGTTCAGTGGTGGAGAAGCGCAAAGCAAGGAATACGGCTTTGATACCGCTGATTTTGATGCTATTTTGCTGACAGATAGGAATAAATTACCTATTCAAAAAGGCGACCTTATATGGCTTGATAGCAAACCTACATACACATCTGACAGTCTTGTTGATGAAACATCAGCAGACTTCACGATTGTAGGCATTAAGCCGGCATTATATTCAACTAAGTATATGCTTAAAGCAGTTGTAAAGTAGGTGCATTATGGCAAGACATGCAATTAATATATCCTTATCTGAAAAGTCCGTAAATGAAGCTATCAGGCAGCTACAACAGTATAAGCAGAGTTTACAGTATAAATGCGAATTGCTTGTTGAACGACTAGCAGAATTAGGCGACAAAGCAGCAATTATGAGTGTTAATGAAAGTCCATTAGGTAGGACAGTAACATTGAGAGTTGACAGAAAGCCTATTCAAGATGGCTACCAAGCTATTTTAATTGCTACCGGTAAAACTGTTGAAGTAGAAGATAGAGAACCATTTTACACGCTATTAGCGATTGAATTTGGCGCAGGTATTCATTATAACGCTGTTGCTAATCCTAAAGCTGATGAATTAGGGTTAGGAGTTGGCACATATCCTGGACAGGTTCATGCTTGGGACGACACATGGTGGTTTTGGGATGAACAAAGTGGAAGTTGGAAACCTACTCACGGCGTTAAAGCTACAATGCCTATGTACAACGCCACAATAGAGATTGTTAATCAGTATAAGCAGATAGCAAGAGAGGTGTTTAGTTAATGGCAAATGCAAACGATTGGGCGACAGACCTTGAGAACACAGTCACAGCACTTGTCAAGGCTAAAACCCTAGCACAGCTTAAAAAGACATATCCAAAGATAGTCATAACCAACGAGGGGGAAAACAGCGGTCAAGCAATATTCCCAACAGTATACATTCATTTACTGCCAGCAGTTGAACAAGGACAAACGCTTGGCGGACAAACAATAAACGCATTGTTAGCAACATTTCAAGTAGATGTTACCACTAACACAAGCAAGTCTGACTGCCGCAAGGTTATGGCGATAATTACAGATACATTCAAGACAATGAGATTTCAAGGCACATCAATGCCAGAGTTCTCAATCAGTAATAAAGTACATAAGAGTACCGCTAGATTCAGAAGAATGATAGCGGCAAATGACAGATTAATGTAACAAAGAGCAGGAATGCTCTTATTTTTTTGCAAATTTTTAGGAGGTAGACAAGGCAATGGCAAGTACAAGTTATAAAGCTAGGGTTATCTACAAGGAGCATAGCGAAGATGGTTTTGCAGGCTCATATAAGTTAATGGTTGCAGCTAAGTCAATTTCAGCACCAGTATCAGCACCTAATACAGTTGAAAGTACAACATTTGAAGATGATTCACAGACATTCTTAATGGGTATCAAAACATCTGATGCTAAGACTTACACAGGCAACCTTGAAAAGGCTTATTTACAGGACTTAATCAAAGCAGAGGGTAAGCAGTTAGATATTATTCAGTTATACGGCTCTGACGGATTAGGTGCGGTTGCTAAGTACGCATTTGTCGGACAGGTAACAGCAACACCTAATGATGTTTCTGGTACTGATTCGGTACTTGAAATGACAGTAACAGCAGTTCCTAACACTTCACCTATCGAATGCACAGACAAGCTTCAAGTTGTCGAAGGTGCTGGTGGCACATTCACAGTAACAAAGGTGGGGGAATGATAAGCCAATCGACTAAATCAAAGGCTGTGTCGATTGGTGGCACAAACGCCAAAACAGCCGACTACACATCATATCTTGATGATGTAACAGAATAATTATTTGAAAGGTAGGTGCGGTGTAAAATCCGCACCTTTCCCTATATGGACGATAGGGTGGGAAAGGGTAAAAATTATGATGAATATTAATGTAAACGAAAAAGAATACAAAGTTGAGTTTTCTTTTGGTGCGGCAGAGTGCAAGGAAATAGTGCAGAAAATGTTCTCTGTCGTTAATGGTTCTTACTTACTTGCACAGACAGACAAAAGCGTTGCACAGGCTTCCTTTGATGGATTAGCAAATATGACAGCAGATGTGCCAGAGATTTGCATTTTAGCCATTTATGCAGGCTGTATTGACAATAACCCTGTAACTATGGATGAAGCAAAGGAACTCACTAGAGCATATATTACAGAAAAGAGAAAGACAGATAAGAGTTACGGATATAGAACATTGTTTGAAGAAATCAAGAAAGCGATGGAAGATGATGGTTTTTTCGAGCTGTCGGGAATAACAGCGATGTTAGAGGAAATGGCGAACAATGTGGAAGAAGCAACGCAGGAGCAGAAGAAGCCGACAGTAGTTCCACAGGACCACAAGAAAAAGCAGACTTCCACAAAATAATCTGGGAAGAATACTTTGTCTTAGCCAGTTCACTAGGTATTAGTTATTCAGACTTTCTTAAAATGACACCTACAAAATTATTACTATATGCAAAAGGCAAAAAGATTGATAGACAAAATCGAGACGCAGAAATGTATAACTGGTTTTTAGTTTACGCAATTCCAGCTATTTCTTGCGGTATAGGTGCAGCATTTAATAAAGATACTCACATTGAATATCCCAAACAGGCTATTTTATCAGAAAAAACAGAAGAAAGCAAAGAAGATACCTACGACAAAGAGTTACAGCTGATGTTACTCAATGAGCAAAAATGGGCGGCACAGACTGAAAAGAGAGGACTACCGCCAACAATCCTATAAAAGGGGGTTAAAGCGTGGAATTAGACAGTTTAGAAGTCAAAATTACCGGTACTGCCAAGAAAGCTGTTGATTCTGTTGATACACTAATAGAACATCTTACAAGGCTGTCAACATCACTTGCGACTGTAAATGGCTCATCACTAAACAGCCTTGCGAGCGGTGTTAGTCAGTTAGGTTCTGCTATGCAGAATATGAACGTAGGAACAGCAGATTTTACAAGGCTTGCTAAGAACATCACAAAGATAGGTTCTGTTGATTCGGTTGCACTAACTAGCACAGCTACATCACTTCAAGCTGTCACAAAGGCAGTTGCAAGCATATCAGCTATTCCGCAAAATGCAACACAGGTCACAGAATTTGCAAAGTCACTTGGTAAGCTAGGCAGTAAGAGTATAGAAAACGCCGTTGTAAACATTCCAAAGCTAGGCAATGCTTTAAATGGTTTAATGACAACGCTATCAAGAGCGCCAACAGTAAGCCAGAATGTTATTCAAATGACTAACGCATTGGCTAATCTTGCTAGTCAAGGTAGCAAGGTGGGTACTTCTTCAAACTCACTTCAAAAAACGCTGTATGGCGTTTCTACAAGTGCTAGAACAGCAAGCAAAAGCAGTTGGAGTTTAGCAAGTGCAATAGGTAAGTTTTATGCCACATATTTTATGGTAATTCGTGGCAGTAAGAAACTTATAGAAGCCATCAAGTCAACGACAGATTACATTGAAGCTTTCAACTATCAAGCGGTTGCGTTTGGCAAGATTGGTTCGGAATGGGATAAGGATTACGAAAAGTACGGATATGATAATGCTACGGCATATGCAGAAAGTTTTCAAAGCAGAGTAAATGATACTCTTGGAAAGCTATCTGGCTTAAAAGTTAATGTTCAAGGTGGTTTACTTGAAGAAAGCGGAGCAAAGAACTTAGGACTTAACATACAAGAGATAACGCAGTATGCTTCACAGTTAGCTTCTGTTACTAACTCGCTAGGACAGACAGGCGAAGCAACAACGGCAATAACAAAGCCAATGACAATGCTTACAGGCGATATAAGCTCACTTTTTAATGTGGACTATTCAACAGTAGCACAGAACTTACAAAGTGGCTTAATCGGTCAATCAAGAGCATTGTATAAGTATGGTATTGATATTACTAATGCTACATTAGCGACATATGCTTACAACTTAGGCATTTCTAAGTCGGTGTCTGAAATGACACAGATGGAAAAACAGCAGTTAAGAGTGCTAGCTATACTAGACCAATCAAAAGTATCGTGGGGCGATTTAGCCAACACGATTAACAGCCCATCAAATATGTTACGCCAGTTCTCTAACAATATGAAAGAGGTAGGAATGGTAGCAGGACAGCTATTTATCCCAATTCTTTCAAAGGTTATGCCAGTAGTAAACGGAGTAACTATTGCAATCAAAAGATTATTAGTCAATCTTGCTTCTTTAATGGGCGTTAAGATTGACTTTGAGAGTTTTGGACAAAGTGGCTATAAAGACACATCAGATGGCTTAGAAGATATTTCAGACGGCTACCAAGATGTAGCTGATTCGGCTAAGAAAGCTACATTATCCCTTATGGGATTTGATGAAATTAATAAATTGCAGGACGATACAAGCTCAAGCAAAGGCTCAAGCGGTGGTGGCGGTAGCACTATTGATTTGACAGATGATATTACTAAGGCGGCGGCTGATTATGAAGCGGCATGGAATAAAGCATTTGCCAATATGGAAAATTCAGCGGTTGCTTGGGCTGATAAGATAGAGAAAGCACTTGAACCTGTTAGGAAGATATTTAAAGATTTTGCAATCGGGGATTTCTATGCAGCAGGACAAGATACATCTAACCTTGTGGCAGGAATTTTTAATTGGTTTGCAGATGCCATTGATAAAGTAGACTGGTACGGAATAGGCAGAAAAATGGGAGATTATCTTGCTGGAATTGATTGGGTAGAAGTTCTTTCAAGTGTAGGCAGGGCAATCTGGGAAGCTATAAAAGCAGCTATTGAAATATGGCAAGGACTATTTCAATCTGCACCCGTTGAAACTACAATCATGTCAGTTCTTGGAGTTATGAAGTTTACCGGTTTAGGCAAAAAAATAGGAGAAAGAATATCAGACGCATTAAGTTGGAGTGCTATAAAGAAAGGATTAAAGAGTTTTGCTGGTGGAGGTGGACTATTAAAAGGTCTGCAAACTATGCTGACTACTGACTTATCTGTAATAATGGGAGCTGGTACAGCGACAGAAATAGGCTTAACTATTGGAGCAGGAATCGTAGGTGGCATTGGTGCAGCTATTATTGGATTTAATATAGGCAATAAACTAAATGAAGCACTTACAGGCGAGAAAATAGATATGTCAATGTTCGACCAATTAGCATATCTTATAAAAGCACCATTTGAAGATTTACCTAGCTTTATTGACGGAGTGATAGAAACTATCACATTCGGGCATAAAGATGATATAGCAAATTGGTGGACTGTAAGTGTTGCGCCGTGGTTTACTAAGGAGAAATGGGGAGAACTGGGAGACAACATAAAAACATCTTTAAGCGAAAAATGGAACAGTTTTTCAGATTGGTGGGGCAATACAGCTATTGTTAGCTGGTGGAATAATAATGTTGCACCGTGGTTTGAAAAAGATACATGGGTTGACGCTGTTGATGGAATGAAATTAGGAATACAAGAAAAATGGGATTCAATCGTTGGTTGGTGGAACAGTCTGGCAATTGTTTCTTGGTGGAGTAATGATGTGAAACCGTGGTTTACTAAGGAAAAATGGGAAAACTTGGCTGACGGAATTAAAAAAGGCATTCAAGGGAAGTGGGATGATGTTGTAGATTGGTGGGATAGCAAACCAGCACTTCAACGCATTTCTGTGGCTATCGAAGATTTTAAAGCTAAGATACAGAACGCTTGGAACAGCTTTAAGCAGTGGTGGAATGATTTAGGACTTGAATTTCCACACATTGATACACCACACTTTAAGATTGACGGAGAATTTAGTCTTGCACCGCCTAAAGTGCCAAAAGTCAGTATTGATTGGTATGCAAACGGCGGATTCCCAGGCAAAGGACAATTGTTTGTCGCAAACGAAATTGGACCCGAAATGGTTGGTACTATGGACGGAAGAACAGCGGTAGCCAATCAGCAGGAAATCACAACAGGTATTGCTAATGCAGTTTATCCAGCGGTTTACAATGCGGTTGTGGCGGCTATGTCAGAAGCTAACAACAATGTAAATATAACATTACAAGGTGACGCAGATAAGCTGTTTACAATGGTACAAGATAAAGCTAATAACTATACTAATATGACAGGTCAAGCGGCTTTTCCATATTGATAAGATAAAAGTATTGTGTTATTCTTTTGCTATATAAAAAGCAAAGGGGTAACGCAATATGAAAAAGAAAAAGAAACTTTACATCGGTTTGGCAATAGCTTTTGTCTTAGTCTTGATAATAGTTTACGGCAATAGAAGTACCGATACAAAGACAGAAAACACTAATACCATAACAGAAAAAAGCAGTGATAATGCCACTTATAACAATACGGAATTTAAGTATCTTAAGCATGAAATTATAAATAATAATGAAAAAGATATACTTATTGTTTATTTTGATTTCACTAATAATTCTAAAGACAATACCAGAGCTGCATATAATTATGACATAAATTGTTTTCAAAATGGCGTAGAATTGGATTATCCTTTACTCAAAGTTGTCGAAGAGGAAGATAATATTATGAAAGAAATACAGCCAAACACGACTATTACAATTGCAGAAGCGTTTATTTTAAATGATAGAAGTAATGTAGATTTAGAGGTGGAAGCCCATTCGTCATTTATTGATAAAAAACTTATTAAAAAGACATTAACACTTGAATAAATTATTTAATGGAGCGTATCTTTCGGTGCGTTCCATTTTTTATTGAAAAAGTGCTTGACTTTTTTGTGCGTACGGTTTATATTAAATGTGCGGACAGAAAAGAGGTGAGTATATGTCCAATAAAAAAGGTAGACCTAAACTCGACAATCCTAAAAATGAAAGAATATATATTCGTGTCACCAAAGAGGAAAAGGAAGAAATAATGAATTTTTCTGATAAAAGCGGATATACAATACTTGATTTGATTAAAAAAGGCATTGAAAAAGTAAAAGGGCAAAAAAAATAAAGCGTTGCACCGCTACCAACGAACACAACGCTTTAAAAGCACCAATCCGAAAGGAATTGATAAATACAATTATATCAGTTTCTTTCGGAAAATCAAGATAATTAGAAAGGAATTTGATATTATGAACGAATTTGCAAAGATGATTTATAGTCAGTGGAGAAGAGACAACGAAGATAGAGATTTGTACTTTAAGAAAGGTGAGGAACTTAACGAAGAGTTAGAAAGCATATTGAGCAGTAATTTAAGTGATAAGATATACGATACTTTTTGTAAGAGCTGTTTTGAAATCGAAGAAAGTGCTTTTATAGCTGGATTTGGTTATGCTTGCAAGTGCCTTTCAAATGGCAAGATTGAGTTAGGCGGTGGTAAGTAATGGGCAATCAATACCGTTTAGAAACTATTCAGGACAATATTAATAATTTTGATTTAAAGGAACAGGACAAGGCTACAAAGGAAGTGGCATAATATTATTGCGTGAGGCATTGCGGGCATATACTCCCACTACGCAATAAGTTCTGTTTTGAGAAAACGATAAAGATTTTGTAGGAGGTAAAATAATGAGTTATAATTATCCAACTGCAAAAGATAGTTCTCACAATGAGATTAAAGTACCTATGAACACTAAGAATATTTGCGGCGTAGACTGCTATGAGCAGAATGGCGTTGCGTACTTAAGATTGGAAAATGTTGCTAGAGGACTTGGGTTTACTCAAACCCAAAAGAAAAACGGAGTGGAATATATATCTATTCGTTGGGAAACAATCAACAGATATTTAGAGGATATTGGTTTCCCCAACAAGCTGGGGAAAGACGATTTTATCCCAGAAAACATCTTCTACCGACTAGCAATGAAAGCCAAAAATGAAACAGCAGAGAAATTTCAAGCATTAGTGGCTGATGAGATTATTCCGTCAATTCGCAAGAATGGAATATATGCTACTGATAATGTTATTGATGAAATACTGAATAATCCAGACTTTGGAATAGAATTATTAACAAAGTTAAAACAGGAAAGACAAGCAAGAGTTGAAGCAGAAAGAAAGAATGCTATCTTAACACATGTCAATAAGACATATACAATGACAGAGATTGCTAAGGAACTGAATCTGAAATCTGCCATTCAACTTAACAAGTTACTTGCTGATAAAAAAATTCAATACAGTGTCAATGGAACTTGGGTTCTTTACTCACCATACAGCAGTATGGGATATGAAGAAATTAAGCAAGAAATCCTCGACAATGGTAAGGTTATTTATCACAGGAGAATAACACAGCTTGGAAGAGAATTTATACTGCAATTATTCAATGAAGTTGCATAGATTTTCTTGAGAATATTAGAATGGCTCAAACAGAAATAAATATAATGGTTGCAAGAAATTTGTAACCACACTAAGGAATGTATCAGAAATGGTGCATTCCTTTTTTAATGCCTTGAAAGGGGTGGTTTGATTGATTGACGCAGTTGTGATTGAGGGGGTTAGATTCCCAGTAGCATATAACGGCTACACATACAGTAGGAATAAGATATGGTCTAAGAACACAGGAAGAAACGACTACGGCGAAATGGTAGGCACGATTGTAGCACTCAAAGACAAGATTGAACTGCAATTACCGCCGCTAACAGGCGAGCAGGCACTGTTGCTTGATAATGTAGTAAGCGACGTAGATAACCCATTCCCAACGGCACAAGTCCTATTCTTAGGCGGTACGCAAAAAGAAATGACAATATACACAGGAGATGTGACATATCCGTATCTCACAAGGGCGAAGAATGAGGACGGACTTATAGTCGGAGCAAAATTAAGTTTAATTCAAAAATAAAGGAGAGTTCCACATGAAACTTAAAACAAGTGAGTTAATAGACAGATTTCAGAGCTTAAGTAACATATCGCACGACAAGACTACAGGCAGAATTGCTATGGCTGTTATGTGCAATATTAAGGCATTAGAAGAACTGTACAAGGCAACGCTACAGACCATAGAAGATACTAAGGTTAAGTATGCAGATAAGGATGACAGTGGTAATCCAGTTATCAACGACAATCAGTATCAGGTTACATCAGAGAACTTAAAGAAGTTACAGGAAGAATTGCAGGAAATCAATGAGCAAGAGATTGAAGTGCCTGACATGACAATGCTTCCTATGGACGCATTCGACAAATGCGAAGAAATTACACCAGCTAAATTATACTCAATTGAGTTTATGATAAGCCATTAATTAATCAATAAAGGCGGTGTAGAATGAAGATATTAGACACAGCTATGACAGAAATTGTTAAGGGAAATAGTGCAAGATACTATTCCAAGTATGTTGTTGATGGAAAAGAACATACCGAAACGCTTAACAATTTTAAATATCAAAATATAATAAATCCAAATAACGAAATCACGATAGGTAACACTTGTGCAAGCAGTGTTACCTTTTCTATTTATATGCCAACAGTAAGCCTTGAAAATAAGGAAATTACCATATTCGAGGGTGTTAAGGTTGATACAGAGATTAAGTATATTCAGTTGGGAATATTTACAGTTACTAAACAGACAAGTGACGGAGAGTATACAAGCTATGAAGCATACGACAGAATGTACAAGGCTGACATGCCTTACTTCTCGGATATGGCATTTCCTAGCACAGATAAAGCTATTCTTAATGAGATATGCGGTAAGTTAGGCATATCTTTAGCAACAAACATAGTCACAGCACATACAATCAGTGACAAACCACAAGGATATACCTACAGAGAAATTATCGGTTATATGGCTATGCTACAAGGCTGTAATGCGGTAATTAATTCTGATGGAAACCTTGAATTAAGGTGGTATAAGGATAGCGGCTACGTGCTTGACGGACACCAATACTATCAACAAGGCGTTACATTTACAACAAGCAAGGATTTTATCATACAGAAGCTGACTTGCAACAATACCAAAAGCGGTTCTACAGAACAAAGTCAGATTACTTCTGGTGACGGAGCGACAGGGCTTAGTTTTGCCAATCCGTTTATGACGCAGGCAATTCTTGATGAAGTCTATAAAAAGATAGGTGGTTTTACATTTAGACCGCTTACAGTTAAGTTTGTCGGTGATTACCGACTAGAAGTTGGTGACATTATAACTGTCAACAAAGGTGGCGTTGACTACAAAGTGCCTATAATGCAGATTACGCACGAATGTGACGGCGGCTTAATGGATACAGTTACATCTATAGGTCAATCTGACACGGAGAATACAAGCGTTGCTCCTGGTCCTATTACTAAGCAGATGGAACGGTACTATGCCGACTTGATACTTGTAAATAAAGCGCTTATTAATAAACTATCTGTTGATGAAGCTGATATCAGATACGCAAGCATTGAAACCTTAAAGGCTGTTAATGCTAATATTGACAACCTTAAAACAAATAAATTAGATGCAACATATGCAGATATCATCAATGCTAATGTGGAAAGCCTTAAGGCGGCTAATGCTGAAATTACGCAATTGAAAGCTAATTCATTAACAGCGGACATAGCGGATTTAAAGTACGCACAAATTGATTTTGCCAATGTAAAAGGACAAGTTGTCACAACATCACTTATCAAAGATGGTGCGGTAACAAACGAAAAGGTGCAAAGTCTTTCGGCAAACAAATTGACAGCTGGTATTATTGACGCAAGCAAGATTACAGTTACTAATCTTAATGCTGATAATATTACAGTAGGTACAATCAATGGCAAGCGTATAGGAACAGGTTCTTTATCTCTGGATAAATTAGCCGAGGAAGTACCGACAAAAGAATATTTAGATAAGGTACAAGAAGAGTTACAAGGTCAAATTGACGGAAATATCGAGACATTCACTAAGACAGAAATACCTACGCTTAATAATGAGCCAGCTGTTAATTGGACGGATAACGCTACAAGAAAAAAGCATATAGGCGATATCTGTTATGTGGTTAATCCGACTTCAAGTGCAGATGGATATTCGTATAGATTTGCTGATACAGGTACATTAGAAGTACCTAACTATGAGTGGGTATTAATTAAGGATAGTGATGTTACTAAGGCATTACAGGACATTATTAACATCAATGGCGAGATTACAGGTATTAAGAAGTTTAATGTCGAAATAAGTTCATGGAAAACTGATACAGACAGTGAATTATCAAGCCTTAAAGCACGAACAACCAACCTTGAAACTGATATGGGTAACAAGGTTGATACTACGACATTTAATGAAGTTAAACAGACTGTTGATGAAAATAGTTCTACTATAACCAAAATGTCCGAAACGCTTTCTAAAAAGGCTGATAGTAGTACAGTTTCCGCATTGAGTAATACTGTTAATAGTATAAAGCAAACTTCTGATAACAATTCTTTGAGTATATCTAATCTTACAAAAGTTGTTGAGAAGAAAGCTAATCAAGATGAAGTCACAAGCATATCTAATAAGCTGACAACTGTTGAACAGAACTTAAATGGATTGACGGTTGATGTTACAAATCAGTACCAGTACATTGATAATCAGCTCAATGGCAATCATAAGATATATGAGATTGCACATGCACCTACTAAGGATAACTACCCTGCTAATGAATGGAGCATACAGATATATCCAAGTGATGATAGATACCCTAGTGATAGCACATGGGAGTACACAGAAGATGAGTATGAGAAGTATGTTGGAACTATTGCATATTGGAAAGACCAACAAAGAGCATGGCGATTTATACGAAAGTCTGACGGAACGCATGATTGGGTTGAAATCAGTGCGACAGAAACAACATATCTTCTTAATCAGAATGCTTCATTAAGAATTGATGTGAACAATATAAGTACAAGTCTATCTTCTCTTACAACTAATGTTCAGAACAATTACAGTACAACAACGCAGATGAATAATGCTATTACACAAGCAGTTAATGCAGAGAGCAATAGTATCAAGAGTGAAATTTCTACAACTTATGTAACAAAGAATGCTCTTACAGGCTATAGCACTACAGAAGCTATGAACAACGCTATAACACAAGCGATAACCAAGGAAAGCAATAGCATCAAGTTGGAAGTCTCTAATAATTACGCTACAAAGAAGAGCCTTGAAGGTTATGCTACATCAGCAAGCCTTGAAGCATACATTAAGAAAGACCCAACAAGTGGAGAACTCAAATCAGCCATAGAAGCTATTGCAGACGATATAACACTTAAAGCTAAAGGCACGATTAATATTAGCGGTAATAAGTCTGTTAATATCAACGGTAATCTGTTCACACTTACATCTACTAATACAACTATTGCGTCAGATGGTTCAATAGACTGCAAGAAGCTAAAAGCTGTTAATGCTGATTTAGAAGGAACTTTTAAAAATGTAAGTACAACCCCAGATGGTATTACAATGACAACTACTCTTATTGGTGGTGAATACCTTATGAAAAGCAACGCAGGTGCATACTTGCAGATACAAGGACATATAATGCAGATGTCTAATGATACAGGCAGTACTATTGCGTGGCAATTAGGAAGAGCTAATGTTAATTTCAATGTTGAAACATACCTAAATAGCAAAACATATATAAATACCTATGATGATTTAGAAATATATCATCCTTCACTTAAAAGCTATATGCAACCAGCTTTATCTAGAACTAATCCAATAACTTTTGAATGGACTGGTTCTGCATTGCGAGTTTGGGTAGATGATGTTCATGTAGGAACATTATTTGAATAATATAAATCCGCACAGCGGTAGAAAGGAATTACAATATGTTAAGTATAACGAAAACAACAAATTTAAGCGGAACATCTGTGATTAACGGTCAATCAGCCATGACAATGTATGCGGCTGTGCCAGAAACTGGCTCATTGACAATTAGTCAGACAATCACTAACAAGGAATTATACCTTGCAAATCAGGCACAATGTGATACTGATTATGAGAATTTTAAATCGGAAGTTAATAAGCTATTAAAGAATGAACAGCAGACAGTCGGTTCAGATACAGCAGATACAATAACAGAGTAAATCATCAGAGAGTGTGGGTTTAAACCTGCACTCTTATTTTTAGGAGGTAAATTATGAGCTTAACAGGATTTCTTTCGTACAGCCGTGTAAATTGGCAACAATCGCCAAGTAAAAGCACTCCGCTTAGTGCAGCAAACTTAAATATAATGGACGCAGGAATTAAGAATAACAATGACATGATTAGCAATATTCGTGACGAGATTACACAATTAAACAGCAATATTGACGTTAAAAACTCTTTTTGCAAAAATATTGCAAGTATAAATGGTACTCTTGAAGGTTATGGCTATAATTATTGCTATTATAATAAATCTACCAAAACAGGGATTTTATACTATGCCTCCAAAATTGAAACACAAGATTCTACACAGAATAATTTTACAGGATATTATGACATAGAAACAGTTCTTGAAAATATGGGTATTACTACCTTTAATAAAATATTGGAAAGTAATTATACTCCATACGATTCCACAGGTATAGTTCGATATAAATTGGTCGGATATGGAACGACATTATTATATAATTCTGCAAATCAGAATTATGTTTTTGCTCGATATTATACAAAAGATGGTAATAAAGGAGCATGGGCTACAAGTGAATTTCAAAAAGGTGATTATATTACAGGCTCACTTATATTTACTTAAGTGAAGAAGATGTAAGGTATTTCTTATCGAACACGACGAACTACAAGAAGCAATTAGCAAGGTTGGCAGTGCCACATAACATTAACAATATAATATTTGCAATCAAGCACCTTAGTGGAAACACTGGGGTGCTTTTTTGATACACATTTTTCTAAATTTAGGAGGTAAATTTATGGGTAGATTATTCGGAATCGACACATCAAGGTGGCAGGGAGACTTTGATTTCAAAAGTGCAAAGGATAATGAGGGTGTAGATTTTGCCATTATCAAGGCAGGTGGTGCTGATGATGGTTTATACGAAGATAGAGAGTTTGAGAACAGCTATAACAAGTTGGAAAGTGCAGGAATCCACAAAGGAGCTTATTTCTTTGGTAACGCATTAAGTGCTGATGAAGCTGTAAATGAAGCCAGATATTTTGCACAGCTCTTAGCAGACAAATCATTCTGTTACCCAGTGTTCTATGATGTTGAAGCAGGCATGGTTACTGGTAACGACCTTACAGACATTATTATGGCATTCCTTGATGAAATGAGAAATGCAGGATATAAGAATGTCGGCTTATACTCATATGAGAACTGCATTAACAATTATGTAGATATTTCAAGAGTAAAAGAAGCTGGTTATGCTGTGTGGGTTGCCAAGTATTCTAGCAATAACCCTAACATCGCTGTTGATTATGATATGTGGCAGTTCGGTGGAAGTGTTAATTATCTTAGAGACGCACAGATTAACGGACAGACAGTAGACCAGAACTATTGTTACACTGATTATTGCACAGACCATGTAGTTGAAGAAATCACAGTGCCAGATTATGAGCCAGTACCAGACACTAAATACCATAAGGGCGATACAGTTAAGGTTATTAACGCTATTCAGTACGATAATGGCGAGCCATTCAGCACTTACTATGATGAGTACAGTGTTTTATCAGCTAACGGCAGGAGAGTTGTTATCGGTGTTGACGGCGTAACTACTGCTGCTATTGACGAGGATAACATCAGCCTTGTTAAGTGCATTTATGATAATGACAATGATGTCAACACAGATACAGTAAACCGCGGTGGCGGCAAGAAAGTCAGAGTGCTTGATAACATTGATTATGACGGTGTAAGATTTGCGACATATTATGATGAATACGATGTGATTGAAGAGGACGGAGACAGAATTGTCATAGGTATTGGCACAACAATCACAGCTGCTGTCAATATTGCTAATCTTGAATTTGTCGGCGGTGCAATTTCTGATGATACACCTACTGATATCCCATTCAGTGAAGATATTGAAGAGGATAGCGCAGTGAGATTTGTCGGCGATACTGATTATGATGGCACACCTATTAAGGCTTGGTATGACGAGTATACAGTATCAGAAAGAAGTGGAGACAGGGTTGTACTTGTGCATGACGGAGAATTATTCGCAGCGGTCAATGTAACTGATTGTGAATTAGTCTAACCTTAATAAAAATACCGGGAGTGCAATGCTCCCGGTAATATTTTAATTATTCAAATCTATCATAACAGCTATAACAGCAGGAATGGTTGTTATTGTTCCGTTTGTTTTCTTAAATTCCATACCACCCTCAAGAAGTGTTCCGTACACTGTCACATTATCACCAACAAGCAAATTATAATCAAAATCATCTCTATAATATGTCAAAACAACAGTATCATCATTACTGCCATTAACGGCTAAATAATAGCAAGCAATATATTCACTGGATTCTTCACCAGTATGCGTATTTCCGTCTTTATCTTCGACTTCCCCATCATATTTTAATTCCGCTAAAATATTGCCTGTCAACTTGAATTCTTTATCAATATACTTATTAGGTGTACGCTTGAGCATTTCAACAGTTATATCACCAGGATATACACTCTTGTCTCTTGATAATAATGTTTCTTGTTCTGTCTGAACTTCACTGGTACTTTTAACATTACTATCAGAAGCACCATTCTGACACGCTACAAGGCTCAATAAGCACATGACAAGCATAATGCTTACAATTCTCTTTGCCATAGACAAATCCCCCTAAATTTATTTTTATTAATCATATCACAATATGCATAATTTGTCGAATGTTGTCGAAACTTGCGATATCTTTAAGTTGATTTTTACATTATCAGTATTTATAATAATAATTGTCCGAGAGAGTTCGGGCAGAATCTTCAAGTTTCGGCTAGGTGGCACTGTTTGATTGGCGTTGGCAGTGTCACCGCTGAAAACTGTTAATCTACTGGGGGTAGATTGACATACAAGAACAGATGTTCTATAATAACACCATCGCTACCAGTGTTATATCGTGCAATAAGGGGGATATATGGAGAATGAGGAATACAGACAAAAGATTATCGGATTAATAGATAATTGTAGCAATAACAATTTTTTAAAATTTGTATATGAATTAATTTTATCTTTCAAAAAGAAATGGGGCGTTTAACGCCCCTCTTTCTCATACCAATAGGCTATATTGTCAAATATAGTTTGTTGATGTTCTTTATTGAGTTTTATCAGTTTCTTAACACTATCCAACAATTCTTTATCTGACATTAAGTCGGGAATGATATCAGCATTATCAGTAGATAAATTATCTTCCCACCCCATTAAATATGATGGAGAAATATCAAGAATCTGTGCGGCAACCTGAATTTTATCACTTGGAATGTTTGTTACTGCGTTGTTTTCATACTTATATAATGTCTGCTTAGAAACGCCCATCCTCTTAGCTAACTCTACTTGCGACATTTTATTAAGTTCTCTTTGTTCCTTAATTCTGTCTCCAACAGTTTTAATCATTAGTGTTTCCTCCTTTCCTATCGGTAACTTGATTATAGCACAAAAAAGTTACAAGTCAAGAAAAAAATAACTTGACAAGTTACTTTTGCGGTGTATAATAAGAGTAGCTTCAAAAGTTACGAAGTTGGAAAGGAGATGAGAAGATGGTTGATACAAATAAGCTTCGTGGGATTATTGCTGAAAATGGAAAAACGCAGACAGAAGTTGCACAAATGATAGGTGTAACACCCAAGACTTTTTATTTACGAATGCACAAGGGCGTTTTTGGCAGCAATGAAATTCAGATTATGATTGATAATTTGAATATTGAAAATCCTATGGAAATTTTTTTTGCAAAGAAAGTAACTTTATAAGTTACCACAAGGCACATAAGAATTAGAATTTTTGATATTGATACAATAGAAAGTTCTACAAGTTACAGCAGATAGGAATGAGCAGAATCGCTCAAATGCACCTTAAAAGGTCAAAATATATCACACATTATTTAGAAAGGAATGTTTATGGAGCTACAGATTTTTAGCAATTCAGAGTTTGGAGAAATCCGAACCATTACTAAAGATAATGAAACATATTTTATTGGAAAAGATGTTGCAAAAGCACTGGGATTTGCAAACCCAAGAGACGCAATCGCTACTCATGTGTTTGACGAAGATAAGGGAGTAGACACTATCGACACCCTTGGTGGAAAGCAGAGTATGACTGTTATTAACGAATCTGGTGTTTATGCCTTGGTTTTTGGAAGCAGGCTTGAATCTGCTAAGAGATTTAAACACTGGGTTACATCAGAAGTGCTTCCATCAATCAGAAAGACAGGAAGTTACAGTAAGCCTTTGACAACATCTGAACAGATTAGATTATTGGCACAGGGCAACACAGAACTCACAGAGAGAGTTGATAAGGTTGAAGATAAGATAACCAGTATCGAAGAAGAAACTCCGCTTTACGGCTGTGAGATTGAAGAAGTGCAGAAACATGTTAGAAAGAAAGGAATTGAAGTACTTGGCGGAAAGGACAGCAATGCGTACAAAGACGGTGGTATTCGCGGTTCAGTATATTCTGATATATACAAGCAGTTAAAACGCGAATTCGGGTGCGTGGCGACATACAAGAGTATTAAAAGAAAATACTTGGCTGATGTACACGAATTCATCGACACCTATTTGTTGCCAATAGCACTTGCCGAAGTGGTACATGATACAAACATGTAGGAGAAGATATGAAAGAAAAGATAATTAACATATCCGCAACACTGGCAGGAATCAGCCTTATAGCGTTGATTCTAAGACCAGTACAACCACAAGCTAAGATTAATCAGCAGAGTGCAGTGTTAAGTGAATGCTACAACTCACATGTTGTTTATAAGGTTGAAACTGGAGAGATAAGTGTTGATGAATATGAGTTGTCGCTCATGGCACATTTATTGATGGGCGAATGCGGAGCGACATGCAACGATGATGAAATGCTATATCTTGCAGGGGCCGTTGTTTTGAACCGAGTACAAAGTGAATATTTCCCTAACAGCATTGAAGAAGTTATATATCAGTCAGGGCAATATCAATGTACAGAACTTATAAACAGCGGATTCTATAAAGAGCCAACAGAAAGGTGTTGGAGAATAGCAGAAGAATTATTAATAAGCGGATATGACATACCTAGCAATGTGTTGTATCAAGCTGAATTTAAACAAGGTAGCGGTGTTTATAAGAAAGTGCAGAACATGTACTTTTGTTATAAGTAAGGAGTGTTTATGGAAGCAAGGATAAGAGAAGAAATGTTCAACCTGGGAATTCTCTCTAATAAAAGAGGTTACATCTACATAATCGAAGCTGTCAAGCGCTTTGGAAATTTTACATCAATGGAAAATATTTACAACAGTATTGCTAAGGCAACAAATAGGTCGCCAGCATCTATTGAAAGGTCAATCAGAACAGCCATTAAATCAGCTAACCATGATTTATCAGCATGGAAGAATTATGACTGTCTCACAGCAAGAGGGGTTATAACAACGATGTATTACAGATGTAAGGAGAGTGCCAATGAGTAGCATAAAAAGAATCATTAAGTTGAATAGAAACAGGCAGAGAGCCATGAGAGAAAAGGATTTTAGAAAATTCTATACTTTTAGCTGCAAAATCCATCTGATTGAAAGAATGGATAAAGTACCAATAGGAAGTTACATTTTAAGATAGGAGATAAGGAAAATGGAAAATGCAATTAATAACAACAATATCACATTAGTAGGAGTAGTTGAGAAAGAGCCAGAGTACTCGCATGAAGTACTTGGCGAGGGGTTTTATGTATTCTTGCTCAAGTGTTCAAGGACAAGCGGCAACAAAGACGTGTTACCAGTGATGATATCAGACAGACTTACTGATATCACAGAAATTAAGGCAGGACAGGTTGTCACAGTTTTAGGGCAGATACGAAGTTTCAATAAGCACACTGACAATGTGAAGAGCAAGCTGATTCTGACAGTATTTGCAAGAGAGTTTGAAGTGTTGGCGCAGGATTCGAAAGAACTACCATTCGAGGACAATACCAACATGGTCATACTTGACGCTTATATCTGCAAACCGCCTGTATACAGATGCACCCCAAAAGGCAGAGAAATTGCAGACATCTTAGTGGCAGTAAACAGACCATATGGTAAGTCAGATTATATTCCATGTATAGCATGGGGAAGAAATGCGAGATTTGCAGGTGGGCTTGAAGTTGGAGAACACATTCAGATCCGGGGAAGATTCCAGAGCCGTGAGTATACTAAGAAGATAAGCGATAATGAGATTGAGACAAGGGTTGCTTATGAAGTATCAGTAAGCAGGATTGATTACGCAGAGGAGGGCGAAGCTAATGCATAGTGATATTACAGTTTCGGAATTAGCTGCTATGGCAGCAGATAATGAAAAACGTTGTCAAGTATGGCATCCAGTCCAAGGTGTTATATTTGACGGCACGTTTGATGAACTTGACAGACGGCATTATCTTGCAGATAAGACAGTTGATAACTTCTCAATAGAAGATGATGTATTCATTATGAATATATAAATAAGGAAAGGATATATTTATGGAAAGAACAGTTTTAAAAAAGGTAGTACTTGAAAACTTTATGTGCTACGCACATGCAGAGTTTGATTTTTACGCCATTACAAAGATTATGGCTAAGAATGGCAAAGGCAAGTCAACTATTGCCACAGCTTACTTATGGTGCTTATTCAACTGTGATTATGAATTAAAGGATAATCCGGTTGTTAGAAGAGAGATTGACGGAGTATCAGTTGATGATATGGATACAAGTGTTGAGCTTACACTTGATATTGATGGAAAAGAAATAACTATGAAGAAAGTACAGAAGCGTACCTACAGTAAGGATGGCAGCAGTTATAAGGACGACAACAAGTATTTCATTAATGATGTGCCTAAGACATTAAAGGACTTCAATGCATATCTTGATGTTGATATGAATGTATTTAAGATGTGCAGCAATGTAAACGCATTTCTTAATCAGAAGCCAGCAGAAATGAGAGAATACTTATTCGGTCTTGTAGGCAATGTTACAGACCTTGATATAGCTTCACAGAAAGCCGAATTAGCCGAGTTAGTTCCTTTATTAGAGAAATATACAACAGAAGAATTATCCGCTATGAATAAGGCTACAAGGACCAAGATTACAAAGGATTTGCCTATTCTTGACGGACAGATTAAGGAAAAGGAAAGAGACATACAACTTAAACAGGCTATTGAAGTATCTGACCTTGAATTACAGAAGAACAGCCTTAAAGTACAGATTGCTGATTGTGTGGCAAAGCAGACCGACAATGACAAGCTGATGGCTGAATATGACAAGGCTAGTTCAGATATTCTTAATCTTAAGTTTGAGCTTAGTGATATGTCACGCAAGGCTAATGAAGAAAATGTTAAGGCTAGAAGAGAGATTGAGAACAAGATTTCTGATAAGCAGTTTCTTGTTAGGCAGACAGAAAAGACTATTACTGAAACAGAACACGACATATTGAACACAAAGGGCACAATTCAAAGAAATGAAATGCTAATTGAGGATTTAAGAAATCAGTACAGAACTGCACACAGCAGGACATTTGATGAAAATAGCCTTATTTGTTCGTATTGCAAACAGGAATACCCAGAAGATAAAAAAGAAGAATTAAGAGCTGATTTTGAAAGCCACAGAGCAATGGAATTAAAGGTTATTACAGATAGGGGAAACAGAGCAAAAGATACTCTTGACATCGAAAAAGAAACATTGCGAACACTTGAATTAGAATATTCAGAACACAAGGAAAGCCTTGAAATGCTGAACGCAGCTATTGCAGACCTCAAAAAGCAGTTATCAGAACTTCCACAGGAAATTGATGTATCAGCCGCAGAAGAATACAAGACACTTGAACAGCAGATTGCCGAAAAAGAACAGGCTATGCACAAGACTAATGATATTTCAGAAGTTAAGACAGAATTAAAAGCACAGGAAACAGCTTTAAGGCAGCAGTTAGCAGAATGTGAAAGCCAGATTGCAAAATCTGATACGGCAGCAGATGAACAGCGACTTGAAGAACTAAAGCAGACAAGGATTGATTCTGAACAAAATAAAACTAATGCCGAGAAAATTCTTGATTTACTTGATGAATTAGACAAAGCAAAGAATGAAGCCTTGACAGAAGCAGTAAACAGCCATTTTGGGTTAGTTAAGTGGCAGTTGTTTGAATATGCCAAGAATGGCAATTACAAGAGCTGTTGCATACCTACTGTTGATGGAAAGAGCATTTTAACAACTATGTCTAACAAGGGTAACAGGATTTTAGGCAGAGTTGATATTTGCAATTCAATCCAGAAGATTAGCGGTATATCAACGCCTATCATTTTGGACGATTCTGAAAGCCTTAGTACGGACAATCAGAAGAAAGTTGCTGAAATGGTAGATAGTCAGTTGATTATGCTGATTGTTAATGATAGCGAGAAATTAGAGATTGCGGAGGGATAATATGAAACTCTATTTTTATAAAATAAATGCAGATGAAAGATGTGGAAAGGTAGGAATTGCAGTACAGGTTTGCGAAGCAGAAGAGAAGTTGAAGATGTATAAGGCTGTTAGAGGTTCTTTTCCTAACGACTTTAGCTTAGTAAAGAAAAACGAAGCTGGACAAGTGGAATATGGTTGCTTGTTTCTTACAGAGCCTAACTTTGAGTATGCAAAAGAAAAATTTAGACTTAGAGCGGAACGAATAATTGCAGACAAGTTAGAAGCAATCGAAAAGCTCAAGGCTGAATTAAAAATAATAAATGAAAGTGAGGAATAATTATGATTAAAGCAGAAGACGGAAAAATTATAATTGAAGGCAGAAGAGACAAAGTTTTAGCGGAGGTAACTACTATTTTGCATGTGCTTAAAGAGACTGTTTCAGAGGAAGAGTACAAAACGGTGATTAGACTTGCTGATAAAAGCAAGGAGCAGGTAAGTGACGAAATTGAGAAAACGAGAGAGAAAACAGAGAAAATGAAAGAAGAACTCAAAAAGTTACTTGGATTATAGGAGGATTGATTATGGCAGAGAATACAGCAGTTGCGGAAAAGAAAGCATTTACCACCTCATTAAGTGAGTGGAGTAATACAATGACAGGGCTTATCATTAATGATTATAAGGCTGTTGGAATGGATATGGACGATTACGCAAAAGAGTGCGCTATGGAAGCTATGACAAGCATATTCAATCTCGTTAAGAGTGACCCTAAGATTAACATGAGAAATCTTGATACAAGTAATTTGAGAGGCATTGTCAAGCGTTGTGCAAGCCTTAAATTAAATGCTAGTGCATATCCAAGAGAGTGCTATTTTCAGTTAAGAAATGTAAAAGTAGGAACTGACCCACAGACAGGCAAGGATATATGGCAGAAACAGGTTGAAATGGGAATCGAGGGTACAGGTTATGACTCTTTGCTCGCAAACTACGGAAAAGATGTTAAACAGGTATATCCGTATTGGGTAATTAAAGAGGGTGACAAGTACATACCACCTAAGCATAAAGGACTTACAGTTACAGAGCCAGAGTGGGAAGAAAACGGATTATCTGATAAAGCGGTAAGAGTTGTATATCCTGTTAAGTTGTTAGACGGAACAGTAACATATCTTTCTGCTGATAGAGACAGCGTTAAGGTAAATCTTTTAGCTCATGTTAAGCAAAACATAATGAATGAGACTTTTGGTATTTGTGAGGATAGATACCACGCCACACCAAAGCAGAAAGCAGAAATTAAGGCTAAGAAAGACGAGATACTCAATGCCTTAAGAGTGTGCAAGACGGTTGATGAAATGCTTGAATGCGAGCTTGCAAGACCTTTTATAAGCGGTGCTTGGCTTGATACCCCAGAGAGTATGATACAGAGAAAAATGTGTAACAATGCAACAAGGAAATATCCTAAGAACTATGACCCAATGGCACGACAGGCACAGGTTGAAATGGACGAGGTATATCAAGTTACACAGGCTGAAATTGCCGAAAATGCTAATACTGTTGAGTTTATAGAAGATAAGGCAGATGTAGTTGACGACACAGCCACGGAAGTAACCGAAGAACAGGCAGAAGATAACACATTACCGCCATTTATGCAGGCAGAATAGGAGATTGAGTATGAGAATAATTTCGCAGGATGGAACAATAGATGTTCCTTATGAATATATTTCTTTGGTAGTATCAATCGGAAAGTGCAAAGATGTGGAACACGTTTGTATCTATTGCCACAACATATCCGCACCGCATGGCACTAGATTAGCAGAGTATTCTAGCAAAGAAAAGGCACTTAAAGCTATGGAAATGTTGAGAGAAAAATATCTTTCTAGAATGGAGCTTGATGGTGGCTATGACATTGTGAATAAATGCTACGTACAGCCTAACTATTGGGTACTTCCTAAAGTCTTCCAGTTCCCACAGGATGATGAAATTGAGGTGTGAGTATGAGAATTATTAAAGGCAAAGAAAAAGAATACAAGGATTGGTACGACAAGAATAGTGGCGGATACAGCAGAGCTTGCTTCACTTATGCTGAAAGGTGGGCTGAACTGTTGGAAGCAGAAATCGACAAGAGCAATGATGTTATGAAGTGTTTTGCTGATAATGCCGACAGATTGAGCCGTGAAGCAGACACAGAGGGCATAACAGGATTTATGTACGGATGCGCAGTTAGTATTCTTTCGCAGTGCTGGGAATACGGAGAGTATTTGAGAAAATGGCACAATAAAGAGTATGAATATGACGGAAAAGGTGTTGTTAATCCAGCGCTTATGAGGATAAGCAAATGAAACTTAAATGCTTAGGCTCATCATCAGCCGGAAATTGCTATCTGCTAACTTCCGACAGTGGAGAAACGCTTATCCTTGATTGCGGAATACCGATTAAGGAGATTAAAAAAGGCTTGAATTGGAACATAAGGGGGATAAAGGGTGTGATTATAAGTCACACCCACCTACCCTAGACCACAGCAAGTCATTAAACGATTTTAAATCAATGGGAATACCGATTTATGCACCATATATACAATACGCACAACACGAGGGCATACATCGTTATCACACGATACCATTTAGCGGTTTTAAAGTTAAGGCATTTGACCTAACAACAATAGACGGAAGCTGGACACACACAGACGCAAACGGCGAACCTTGCCCGATATATGGTTTTCTGATTACTCACAAAGAAATGGGAAGAATGCTTTATATAACGGATTGTGAAGTTATTAAGTGGAAATTCAAGAGCATAAACCACATTCTCTTAGGTGTGAACTATGACAAGGATTTAGTTGATACCGACAATCCGAAAGCTAATCACGTTTTCAGAGGTCACTTATCTATTGATACAGCTTGCGATTTTGTTAAGGATAACGATTCGGACAGCTTGCAGAACGTCATAATGTGCCATTTATCAAGTGAAAATGCTGATAAGGATAGTTTTATCGAGAAAATGAAAAATGCCGTAAATGGGGCGAATGTGGACGTTGCGGTTGCAGGCAAAGAATGGATTTTAAGGAAAGGAGATGAACCACCATTTTAAGTAATTGGAATGATATAAAAGAACTGATGGATTGCTTTCCAAGGAGCGTTATTAACCATAATGGAGAGTTTATAGCACATATCAAAAGTAACACATATTTTATTTTAAGAGATTGTAACGACAAGGAAGATGTTAAATGCAAGGTTTTAGAGTGGCTTTCAAGACCTGCTTACAAAACAGAACCATACGGAACAAAGCGAAAAAATGATGAATTTCACAGTTTTATCCTTGCAGGAGTAAATGATTACCTTGGTACAGATTTTTCAGAAAAAGACATGGATAAGATTTATACATACTTAGGCAATGCTTGCAATCACAAAAAGACATTGAAATTTATTGAAAGTGGCTACGATATGAGTATTTTGAAAGATGATTAAGGGAAGGAGATGAATGTCCGTTTTGATTAGAGAAAGCAGAGATAATTACTGGATGTTAAATTGGCTCGATAAATTTATGGAAGGTCATAAAGGATTTATATGTGGAGGTTGCTTCAAAAATATTTTTAATCAAGAGAAAGTGAAAGACCTTGATATATTCTTTCAAAACGAGGGTGATAGAGCCGAAGCAGTTGATTACTTTGACAGCATGACAGCCGGATATACTGATGGAACAATGGAAGATACTGTATCGGAAGATGAAGCCGAATATAGGTTTTTGTATGAAAACGATAATGTAAAGGCTTATGTTCATAAAGAAACAGGAATAAGGCTTGAGCTAATCAGTAAAATCTATGGAACAGCAGAGCAGATTATAAGCCAATTTGATTTTTCTATCACTAAATTTGCTTACTACAAAGCAGAGGTTGAAGATGAAACAGGGGCAGAAGTAGAAGAGATACCTTTTGATAATAGTGATAAAGCTGAAACTCATATTGAATACAGGGTTATATATGATGATAAGTTTTTTGAACATTTACATCTTAAAAGGCTTGTCATTGATGATAAAATCCCATTTCCAATGAGTACATTTGAAAGAATATTGAGATATGCAAAGTACGGATATTTCCCTTGCAGAGAAACAAAATTAAAGCTGATTAGGGCTTTAAATGAGTTAGATAGCAGAGAGATTGAAGTATCTGAAAGTCTTTATAAGGGTTGGGATTAAATCCTAGTGAGTGTCCGTTTTAGAAAGGAGCAGTAATGAATATTGATGATTTTATAAAATATGCGAAAGAAAAAGCAAGAGAGCATAGATACCATGCGGACTTCTTTGAGAGTGATAATCCTATGAATACAGCTTGCATTAAAAGTGCGGAAGATTGTGAGCAGTTAGCTGAATTAAGAGGTGGGATTGATGATAACCACACTTGCAACTGCCAGCACAACAGCAATTCGAGAGATAATGAGCCTTGTTGCAGATGTGATAGCAGACACACCAATGCCGACAGGATAAGGAATATGTCGGATGAAGAGTTAGCAGAGTTTCTTGTCGGATTTAAGAACACATTCGGTGAAGAATACGAGGGAGAAGCTAGTTGCGTGGAATGGCTTCAATCAGAAGCGGAATAGGAGAGAATATGGCAAGAATATTTAGAGTTAGTGGCTATTTAGTTTGCGATAGAGAAACTACAGCAAAAGAATTAGAAAGTTATTTTGATGCTATGCCTGGCGAATGGTGGCAGCAGTTTCATATTGAACAGTCGGAAGAATTTAATCTTGATGGAGAAGATAAGCCAAACTGTGACCTTGCGTTACTCACAAGGCATTTTAAGAAAGATGTTGATTACAATTTTGACCGACCTATTCCACAGAAAGGCGAGAAATATAAGCATTTCAAGTTAGGTAAGATCGTTACTATTATCGGTATTTCAAGGCATACAGAAACAGAAGAAATATCAGTTGTATATGAATATGAGGGGCATATCTGGAACAGACCTCTTGAAATGTTTATGAGCGTGGTTGATAAGGAAAAATATCCTAATGCAGAACAGAAATACAGATTTGAGTTAGTAGAAAGTGAGGAAAAGTAATGAATCGTATAATTTTATGTGGAAGAGTTGTTAGAGAGCCAGAGATTAGATATTCACAGACAGCAAACGGAAGTATGGCAGTAGCAAGATACACATTAGCTGTTGACAGAGCTTTTAAGAAAGAGGGTGAACAGGCAGCGGACTTTATTAACTGTATCGCATTTGGCAAGAATGGAGAGTTTGCGGAGAAGTATCTTCATCAGGGAACTAAGATTATCGTTGAGGGTAGATGGCAGACAGGTAATTACACTAACAAGGACGGACAGAAAGTCTACACTAATGATTGCGTAGTTGAAAGACACGAATTTTGCGAAAGCCGTGCCAATCAACAGAACAATAGTAATGGAATTATAGGTAGAAACAGTCCAAGTGCTGATTCAGATTCCTTTATGTCAATTCCTGATGGTATTGACGAGGAATTACCATTTAACTAATTCACTAAAGGTAATAAAACAGTTAAATATTATGAAAGGAGATATTATGAGCGAAGAAAAATTAAGAGTTTGGCATAATTGCCAAGTTGGAGCGGTTAAGAACTTCTATGTATCAGTTGATAGCATTGAAGAAGCGTGGAGCATTCTTAATACGCTATGGAGATATGATTTGTTTCAGTACGAAAACAGAATTAAACCCGATTACTGTAACGCAAGCGGACTTGAATACTACGATTTTGAAGATCAAGAATGGCGCGAATGGTATGACGATGACGGATATGACATTAGAGAGCATTTTGAAAACGAGGAGGAAGAATGAACACAGAAGTAATGTTTAGTAGCAAAACAGACCAGTGGGCTACACCGAATGATTTCTTTGACAAACTGAATGAGGAATTTCATTTTACATTAGATCCTTGTGCTGATGAAATTAACCATAAGTGCGAGAAGTATTACACAAAGGAAGATGATGGACTGAAACAATCTTGGAATAATGAAAGAGTTTTTTGCAATCCACCTTACGGAAGAGAAATAGGTAAATGGGTTGAAAAAGCATACGCAGAAAATATGATCGGCGGTGCTTATGTAGTAATGCTTATTCCTGCAAGAACTGATACAAAATGGTTTCACGATTACATATACAACAAGCCGAATGTTGAAATCAGATTTATCAAAGGCAGATTGAGGTTTGGAAATTCTGAAAACCCTGCACCATTTCCGAGTATGTTGGTAATTTTTAAAAGAGAGCCATTGATGATAAATGTGTATGATCTTATTGATTATTTATCAAAGCCAAGAGGGGATTTGCTGGAAACTATAAGCAAAGGTTGTTCGGTTTACGAGATTAAAAAATTTATTGAAGATATAAAGGAGTGTGAACCGATTGAGTAATATGCGACAAATATATGCAATCAAAAGCAAAAACGAAAAGCGCATCTTAGATGTTTGCCCTGGCATGGAGCACAAGAGCGGCATTTATTTCTACACTAGAACCGATGAAAACGGAATATCGTACTTTTATATCGGTCAAAGCGTAGATTGCTTAGAACGTAGTATATCGCACTTGACAGGCTATCAGCACATAGATTTATCAATCAAGAAAAGAGGATTTTATAGCGAAAACAATCCTTATGGTTGGAAGTTGAATGTTATGTACTATCCGAAAGACAAGCTTGACGAAATGGAGCAACATTGGATTTTGGAATACACAAAAAGAGGTTATCAGTGCAGATATAACAAGACGGCTGGCGGTCAAGGAGAGGGCAAGGAGAAGATAAATGAATTTAAAGCTCCTAGAGGCTACAGAGACGGCATACAACAAGGCAAAAAGGTGTTGGCAAGGGAGTTATCGTCTATCGCAGAAAAGCACCTTATAATCCGCTTAAAGCCAGAAAAAGAGCATAACAAGGTATCGCAGAAACAGTATGAGAAGTTTATGGATTTATTGAAAGTGGGTGAAAGCGATGAGCAGTAAGTTGCACAAAATACCGCATTTCAACACTTATGATGATATAAGAGTTGAAATGCAAAACGATTTACAGTACAGGCTTGCGAATAGAACGGATGAAACATCTCTTGGTAGACCTTTATATTATCGAATAAATGTACAGTTGATATTAACACAGGAATGTCCTTATAACTGTCCGTTCTGCTTAGAGAGGAAGAACCCTATGCAGGGCGATAATAATTTTAAGGCACAGATTGAGTCGTTAAAAAAGATACTGTCGGAACATCCCAATGCAAGGCTCACAATTACAGGCGGAGAGCCGGGGCTATATCCTAACCATGTTTCAGAACTTATTGATACATACAAAAAGCATAGCAATAATGTGTTTTGTTCAATCAATACTACTGGATATTCAAAGGAACTTAACGGATTAGCACATATCAACTTATCATATAACGATTATGTGCATAAAAGCCCTAGTGATTTTCCTAATTGCACAGTCCAAACAGTAGTTGAAAATCCAACGATTGAGTATATTAAAGATTTTATGAAAATGGAAGCTGATAATTTTTCGTTCAGATTTTTAAGTGGACTTGAAAAGAAAGATTATCCTGTAAAAATTTGGAATGATTTACAGAATGATGATGATATTGATATTCATACATTTAGAATCGGTGATTTCTTTGCATATGCAACATTTGACTATATGGGGAAACATGCAAGGTTGACATTAGGGGATATGTGGCAGCAGAGAAACAATGATTATAAAGATGGATACTCAAATATTATTATCCATCCCGATGGAACTATCGGAACTAATTGGAGATAAGAAAGTGGGCGATTCAGAATGAAGATTTTAAGCAAAAAGAAATACAATAAACTCATTGAAGATTTTGAAAAATCACAGAAAAAGGTCGAGAAACTCGAAAGGATAAACGAGAGCCTTGGAAAAAAGTTAGAAGATAAAAAGACAAGTTGCAAAATGAATAACGGAAAAGACTTCTGTTTTAATTGTGCAAACTCTTACAGATACAAGACATATTGGGGAACAACAAAAATTGAGCGGTGTGGCTGCCTACTTGATGTGTCTTGTGAGAGCTTTGAAAGAAAAGAAGATAACTAACTAAAAATCAAAGAAAGGAATAGGTTGTCGCGACATAAAACCGAGGTTTCCTTTTGGTAGATTTTATGAATTTTGAAAATTATTCTTGTGATAATCAAATGAGCATATTTGACTTCACAAGAGAACCAATCAGCATAACAAAGCCCATTCGCTTAATAGAACTTTTCGCCGGCTACGGCAGTCAGGCAATGGCACTAAAGAGAATAGGCGCTAAGTTTGAACATTACAGAGTTGTTGAGTTTGATAAGTACGCTATTGCAAGCTATAACGCAGTACATGGTACGGATTTCCCCACAATGGACATAACAAAGGTTCATGCAGAAGATTTGAATATTTGCGGCACAGAAACCTTTACTTACCTACTTACTTACTCGTTTCCTTGCACGGATTTATCAGTTGCCGGGAAACAAGCTGGAATGTCTAAGGGAAGTGGTACAAGAAGCGGTCTGTTGTGGGAAGTTGAGAGAATACTAACAGAAATTAGAGATAGTAACGGAGAATTACCACAGATTTTGTTCATGGAGAACGTGCCACAAGTACATGGCAAGAAAAACATCAATGATTTTGAGAAGTGGTTGGGTTTCCTGGAAAGTTTAGGGTACACAAATTATTGGCAAGATTTGAATGCTAAAAATTATGGAGTGGCGCAGAATAGAAATAGATGCTTTATGTTTTCGTTCCTTGGCAATTACTCATATGATTTTCCACAGCCTATACCACTCAAAAAGAAGTTGAAAGACTATCTTGAGGATAATGTAGATGAAAAGTATTACATCAACAATGAAAAGGCTGACAAGCTGATAAAACAGCTTATTGGAAACGGCACATTGCCACAACACAATCTTGACAGACAGACAGACAGACTTGCGTTGACGGAACAATCAATAAACCACAACAAAGAGAAGTTGCAAACTGTATCAAAGCAAAATATGACTGCGGAATCTCAAATTTGCGGTCAGACGGAAACTTGGTTGTTAAAGGATATGGGAGAGACGGCAGGCAAACAGATTGATATAGCCGTAACTCTTAGGGCAAGAGATTATAAAGGCTTTGATAATTATGGAAGCAATGGAGTGATTGAATGGAAGTAATAGGTAGTATATACGCTGGAGCTTCTGCTGATTTTCAAAGAGGTGTATGTCCGATTGCAAGATGCGTAAAGGCTGGAAACCACGATTTAGGAGTAATTATGGCAGATGTAAATGTAATAGGTTCTCTTGAATCAAAATTTGAGAGCACCAACAGAATTTATGATGAGGGGGCAAACATTGAGTGCAATGCAAGGTGGAAATCAAGAGCCTAAAATTCTTGAAGTGAAGCAGTTAGGATTTATGGATAATGGAACAGGCAAGCACCAATCAAACACAGTATATGACGAAAATGCACTTTGCCCTAATATCACAACAGTCGAGGGCGGCGGTACACAACAGATTAAAATATGTGAAAGTCAGATAGTTGCTATGCGTGGCAGAAATCCAGACAATCCGTCAGATAGAACCGCAGGAAACCCAACGGAGCAGAGATTAGAGGTAAATATGCAAGGTACAAGTAATTGCTTAACGAGTGTGCAAAAAGACAATTTATTACTTGAAAATAATATCCAAAAAGTCGGTCAAATATCAAGCAATGGATCCCAATGCGGTACAGTTATTTCTGATAACGGCATATCTGCTAATCTTGTAGCTGGCACACACGGATATGCAAATAGCCATATAGCTACACAATATCGTATCAGAAAGCTAACACCGAGAGAGTGCGGACGGCTGATGGGTGTATCTGATGAAGATATTGACAAAATGGCAGCAGTAAACAGTAATACGCAGTTGTATAAGCAATTCGGAAACAGTATTGTCGTAGATGTTATGTGTGCTATGTTTAAGAATTTGAACATCAATCAAGGAGATACAGTATGAAAGACGAAACAAAGCAGGAAATACAGATAGTCCTTGACCTACTCAAAGGCAGTCTTACAAGAAATGGTGTAAGTATGGCAACGGACAATAGTGGCAACTTGATGTTCTTTGATACAACAGCTTATATCAAGAGTAAAGGCAAGGAATTCGACGGATTCAGAGTTAATATCAACGATTTAGTGAAGTAACAATGTGACAGAACTTGAAGAATAGGAGCAATAATATGGCAATATATAGAAATGTTCAATTATCATTTTGGACCGATAACAAGGTTGAAGATGATTTTACGCCAGAGGACAAGTATTTCTACATATATTTGCTAACAAATCCACAGACAAATATATGTGGGTGTTATGAGGTTAGTTATTCGCAAATGACAAGGCAGACAGGTTATAACAAAGATACTATTATCAGGCTATTAGAAAGGTTTGATAAAATACACAAGGTTATTAAATTTGATTCAGAAACTAAAGAAGTGCTGATATTACATTGGTATAAGTATAACTGGAGCAAATCAGAGAAAGTCTTGGCAGGGGTTTTAGGAGTTGCCAAACATATTAAATCTGATGAATTTAGAAAATATGTTAATGATATAGTTGATTTCATTAAAAATGATACCCTATACATAGGGTATACATACCCTATGGAGACATCTGTTTCTGATACTGATTCTGATACTGTATCTGATTCTGTTTCTGTTAATAATAATATAGTAAATAAAAAGAAAGATAATATAGATAATAATATATATATAAATATTATTAGTTACTTAAATAACAGATGTAATACCAGATATAAATACAATACACCTAATACTAAGAAACATATCGGGGCAAGAATCAAAGAGGGATATACTGAACAGGATTTTTACACAGTCATAGATAAAAAAGTCAATGAATGGCTTGGAACTGAAAGAGAGAGGTATTTAAGACCAGATACCTTGTTTGGCACGAAGTTTGAGAGTTACCTTAATCAGAATGTTGTTTCTGAAAAGCAAGGCAATCAGAATTTTAATAAGGGTGCTATTGACTGGGATAATGTATAAAGGAGCGATGAAAATGGAGAAATTTTATATTGTAACAAATGAAGATTATTTAAAAGGGTTACATCGTGATGAAGTAATAGAAAAAAACAGAAGAGAATTTATCAAAGATTTTTTCAATCGCATAGGAATAAGTGGGAATCATTATTATATGTGTGGAAATGGTAGTGTTAATGTTGCGTTTAAGGAAAATACAAAAAGTAATATTGAATTATATATTGATGATATACAGGAAAATGGCGAAAAATTTGGCAATCAATTAAACAAGCCTAAAATGTTTGCAGGTCAAAGTATGAGAAAGTTTAAAAAAGGCTGCAAAATATTAAAGCAATTTCAAGATGAATGTATTAAAAAGGAGATAGTTATTAATATTTATCCTTTGAGGTGCGGAGACTACTTCAAAGAAACGGAAATGGGTGGCTATTCAATAACAAGATTTAAATGCAATGGAAAACAATACTTGCGTATGAGTACTAATTGCTATAATTCATTAACTCCTTGCGAAAATGGCTTTGAAGAGATAAAAGGTAGTGAGTTTTTTAAAGCACTTGAATCAGTAAGGGCAGGTGGTAAGAATGAGTAGATTAGATGATACGCTCAATAAAATAAATTTTAGAAGTGATTATCCGTACAACGGAAAGATTGAATCACTTTTAAGAACAATAGCAATCAATAGTGCTATTATATGTGACAAGTTAGACGCTATATCGAATCAATTAAAAGGGAGCAGCAATGACAAGAGAAGAAACGGTTAAAATTATCCGCATTATGTGTGATTGCTACCCTAACTACAAACCTAACAATTTATCCGAAACAGTAGATGTGTGGAATATGATGTTGGAAAATTACAGTTATGAACAAGTGTCAGTCGCACTTAAAGCATATATCAACTCTGATATAAGCGGATTTGCTCCAAGTATAGGACAGTTGATAGGTAAAATACAGACTATATCACAGCCACAGGAACTTGATGGAATGGCAGCTTGGGGGTTGGTCAGTAAGGCGTTACGGAATGGTACATATGGGGCAGTTGAAGAATTTAACAAGCTACCACCACTTGTCAGGCAAGCGGTTGGTATGCCAGATAACCTTAAAAACTGGGCGACATCAGATTACCAGACGATTGAAACAGTAATACAATCAAATTTTCTAAGAACTTACGAAACAGTTGTTAAGCGTACGAATGAAATAAATCGTATGCCGAACAATATCAAATCACTTATCGAAAAGACGAATGCAAATTCGTATAAGGCTCAAATCGAGCAAAAATTCCAAAGAGATATAAATACATTACAAATTAAAGAAAATGCCCTTATTGGTCAAAATACAAACGCAGAAGAGTATATTGAAGCACCTCAAGATATTCAAGAAAGAATAAACGCCATGAGGTAAAAATTATGAAACCCAAAAATTGTATTTATCCCGATTGCTTTAACTGTACTTTAGATGATTGTTTATACAATACGCTTGAACAGCCGGATATAGTTCAGCAAAATAAACTAGATAAAGAAATTGCCTTTAGAAATAAATTAGAGCAATTAGAACCTAAGCAAAGAGCAAAGGCTATATATGACAGAATGTATGAACAGAGCGAAAAAGGCAAAGCTAGACGCAGACGATATAATCAGTCAGAAGAACATAAAATTAGCCAGAAGAAATATTTTCAGACTAAAAAAGGCAAGGCTGCACAAAAAAGGTATAAGCAATCAGAAAAAGGCAAAGCTGCACAAAAAAGAATAGAAGCTAAAAGGATTGAAACCGGTAAAAATGCCATATACTGTAAAAGATATCGGGAGAAAAAGAAAAGAGAGGCTATGTTAAATGAGCAAGTCGGAACAACGAAGATTTCAAGAACAAATGATGAGAGTTCAATTAAACAGGCAGAAGAATAAAGAAAATAAAGAAATGTTTGGTAATGCCTTAACGATTCTATTATGGGTCCTACATGATAAATTTGGATTTGGAAATAAGCGACTAGAACGGCTTATTGATGAGATTGACAAATTCAATGAGAATTTTAACGCAGGGCTTATAGATCCGAAAGAACTTATTGAACAGTTAGAAGAAGAAACAAAAATAAAAATTAAATATTAAGGAGTATGGCTTATGAAGTTTTCGGGACTGACTAAGCCGGAACTTGAAAAGATATTGGAAAATGCCAATTTTACCGAGGAAGAATTGAGAATTTTCAAGTTGCTTGTGGGTAATATGAGCTTAGAGCAAATTAGCCAGAGGCTCATGTTATCCAAAGCAACAATTTCAAGGAGAGTTAAGGATATAAAAATCAAGAAAGAAAGGACTGATGAAATGGTTAAAACAATCCCTATATGGGAAAAAGTAACACTGACAGTTGAAGAAGCGTCTGAATATAGCAATATTGGAATTAATAGAATTAGTACAATGCTTAATGAGATTAGTTGCCCCTTTGTTTTAAAGGTCGGAAATAAAAGGCTTGTCAAGCGTAAAGAGTTTGAGAAATATATAGAAAAAAGCAGGGAAATATAGAGATATATTGAAATATAAGCTATTGTGTAGTAATATTAATTATCACGCAATAGCTCTTTATTTATTGAAAGGAGCTAAAGAAAATGGGAAAGGATTTAAAAGGTAAAGAGCTAGGAAATGGAATCTGTCAACGGAAGAACGGAAAATATTGTGGCAGGTATGTTGATAGATTCGGTCAGAGAAAAAGCATTTATGACGATAAACTGTCAGAATTAAGAAAGAAACTTGCAATTGCAATAGCTGATAGTCAGTCATTTACAAGCATAAGAGATAACATTAAGTTGGACGATTGGTTTAATCGTTGGGTAGATGTGTACAAAAAGAAAAGTGTACGCCCCAATACACTTAGGGAATACACTCACATATACACTAAGAATATATCACCTTTTTTGGGAAAACGCAACATAAATTCCTTTGTTAAGTCGGATATTCAACAATTAATTGATATTACTGACGATAAGGGCTATGGATATGAACGGCAAAACAAAATTAAAGTTATATTATCAGACATGTTTTCAAGAGCGATGGAAGATGAGCTTATGTCCAGAAATCCAACAAAAGGAGTTAAATTGAGGGCAAAAAAGGAAGTTTTCGCTAAAGCATTAACAATTGATGAACAAGAAGTATTTTTTGAATGCTGTGCTGGCACATTTTACGACAATCTATTCAATATTGCTGTAAATACAGGGTTGAGACCGGGAGAACTTTTTGCCTTAACTGAAAATGATATTGATTTTGAAAATGGGCTAATAAATGTATCTAAGACGCTTGTATATCAGAAATACCTTGATGATGAACGCAAGGAATTTCATTTAGAAGAGCCTAAAACAGAACAGAGCAATAGGAAAGTGCCTATGAACAGCTTATGCAGAAAGCATCTTGAAAGGCAGATAAGGCAGAAGCATGTTATCAAAAACAAACAACCTAAAGAGCAGAACGACTATTTATTTACAACAAAATTTAACACACCACTTAATTCGGTTTTATACAGTGCGGCGATTGATTCTATTGTAGATACAATAAATCTTGTCCGTTCTGTTGATGAAGAAATGGAATATTTTAGCGGTCATGCTTTAAGACACACATTTGCAACAAGATGCTTTGAGGCGGGTGTGCAGCCGAAAGTTGTTCAATCATATTTAGGTCATGCAACATTACAAATGACAATGGATTTATACACACATGTTATGCCACAGAAAGCAAGTGACGACATTGAAAGAATTGTTAAAAACGAAAATAAAATTGTTGACTTTGTGAAAAACGTGGTGTAAATGCGGTGTAAATATACGCCATACACCAACTAAAAATCCAGTATTTATGCTATTTAGAAGATTAAAAATGTATAATATTTTAGAAACTTATTATGTGTACCAGATAACTCCTTATGACCTTAATGAGAGTTATGATAATTACTGTATTTAAGGGATTTTGCGGAGGATAAAATAAAAGTGCTTACTCCATCTATACACCACATAAATCTATATATTTCTATGTATTTCAATGGCAAAATGGTGTAAAAATGGTGTACGGAAAATTTAATGGTGTACGGATAAAGACAATTAAATAAAAGAGCTTTTGCGTGATGTAAATATGAGAAGAACTTGATAATGTTCTTCTCTTTTTTTATGCCAAAATTAAGTTAGAAAGAGAGGTAGTGCGAATGTTTTCGGATGAAATTAGAGAAAAAATCTTAAGCAAAGAAGAATTACAGAAACTTGACTTAGTAACATTATCTCTTGTTATCCACGCAATCGAAGAAGTCTTGGAGGAGGTAGAAGATGATAAACAATCCTTATCAGACAACACCTATGATGAATAATAATTATATGCCTATGCAGAATCCATATGCGGATAGAATGAACTTTTTGCAAAATTATCAACAGAGCTTACAACAACAGCCTATGCAGATAAATCAACAGCCTATTCCACAGCAGGTGTCAGGCATTAACGGAAGAATAGTACAAACAGTTGAAAATATTAACGCTAATGAAGTGCCTATGGATGGCTCAATGGCATTTTTCCCTAAGCAGGATATGTCGGAAATTTATGTCAAGGGTTGGAATGCTGACGGAACAATTAACACGATTGTGTATAAGCCTTATACAGCCCCAAAAGATAATCAGACAGTAAATTCTATGTCTAACGCAGAAAACGCTAAATTTACCCTATCAGACGAAAGCACACAGCTATTCTTAAATAAGTTTGAAGAGTTATCAGAGAAAATAGGACAGTTAGAAGATAGATTTGATAAATCTTTAGGAACACAAAGAAAAACTTCAAGAACTCAAAGTAAAGGCGGTGATGAAGAATGAACCCAATTAACATTTTTCAGATGATAAAAGCTGGTCCGCAACAGTTCATACAGCAGATGATGGGAAATAATCAGATGATGAATAATCCCATAATGAAAAATACTATGCAGATGGCGCAACAGGGTAATACGCAAGGCATAGAGCAGATGGCTAGAAATTTATGCAAGGAAAAGGGGTTAAATGCAGATGATGTATTTAATCAGATAAAAAGTAGATTTGGTAATTAGTAGCATATTAGATGTCTTTGCAAACTACCTAGGTGACATCTTTATGAATATATTTTTAGGAGGTAACAATATGTTTTCAAACTCAAATTGTGCCAGCGTACCATTAGTTGCTAATATTGACGGCAACGGCAATAACGGCGGATGGGCTGACGGCGGATGGCTTTGGATAATCGTTGTATTCGCATTACTCTTTGGATGGGGCAATGGTGGATTTGGCGGTTTTGGCGGCAACAATGGTGGTGGTTATGTTGCGACAGCGGCTACACAGGCTGATATTCAGAGAGGATTTGACAACTCCGCAGTTATTAGCAAGTTAGATGGCATTTCCAACGGACTTTGTGATGGATTCTACGCTATGAACAATAGCATGCTTACTGGTTTTAATGGTATTAACACAAATATCATGCAGACTGGTTATGGCATCCAGCAGGCTATTAACGCTGATACAGTCGCTAATATGCAGAATACAAACGCTTTACAGGC